CAAACGTGCTGATGCCTCTCGGTTTTCCCTGAGGCACGACGCTTTGGATTGTGTCAATGAGCGAGCTCTTGCCAATGGGCACACGACTGATGTACTTCTCCACGTCAGGGCCAACTTGAACTCCTAGCACACGAAGCTTTTGGAGCATCACTGCGTTCTTCGCCATGATCGGGGCTACGGCTTTGTCTTTCAACTCTTGCGCGCGAGGCGAGAGTTTGGCCGACGCATCCTCGAACGAATGGTAAATATTCTCAGCGTGCTCTGCCCAGTCCTTCGGTAGAAAGTTTTTTACATCTGTCAACCACTGCATACGCATGCCAGTGTTTGTTTTGCCCAGGGTATATAGGCTGTCGCTCAGCTTCTGCACTGTGTCGCCGGCTACGGAGGTCACCGCGTTAAGGCTCGACACACCGGCCGAGCGATTAGTCACCGCGTTGATAGCCGCCTTCACACCTTTCAATGGCCCTGCTACGTCTCCCATAGCAAAACCCATTGACATATTCTCCGCCGTCGGCAGTTCCTTCTCAAACTGCGCCTTCACCTTTCCCATTATATCTCGCTTTCCTCCTTCGAGATCATTGACGTTTCGTTGCACGTCGCCTGGGCTTGGCGGATTCGGCGCAGCAGCGCTAGGGCTCGCAAGCGCTTGCTTTTCTTCCGCTTTTGGAAGTGCTGATTTTGACTGTCCAAGTGGGCTCGTCTCTTGCTTTTGCTGGTCATCGCCTCCTCCAAAGAGGGAAGACACGGGAATGGCTTTGCTGCCAGGGCTAGACGGTAGCGGAGGGGTATCGCTTGGTTGCGCGGCGAAGGCATCATTGATATTCATTCTATCGGCTCCACTTCAGTCGCGCTGATTTTCTTATACAGCTTGCCTTTGATAATAAGCGAGTCGCCGATGCCTACCTTCGCCAAGTCGGCGGGGCTGTTGGCAGTCGGAGGTAACGGCGGTTTGTTGGCGGGTTTGCTGGCAGTGCCTGTGCTGCCGGCATTGCGCGGGGCTAAGGTAGCGTCTTTCTTGCCAATACCAAACCATGTGCCTTCATTGCCCTTCGTCACTCGCTTGCTGATATCCTGCTTCACCTCATCCACCGCACCCATGAAGTCATCCGCACTAGGCAAGTCTCCAGGTTTCTTCACTCCCTTAGCCAGCTTGGATCGGGCACTCAGCACCATCTCGCTAGCCGCAGCCTTCTTCTGGTTGTCAGGCAGTGTGCTCAACACCGGATCACTCGCGATCAAACTGTCCACATAGGCTTTATCCGCCGGTGTCGGCCTTCCTGCCTGCGCCTGCGCCTTGGCCAGATCCATGTCGGTGGATCGTTGAAAGCCCGCTGCCGCGCGAGCATCACTACGAGCTTTATAATCCATGTTGGACTTCTCGACCGAGTCCCGCAACGCAAGCGATCGGCCTTGCAGGTTTATCTGCGCGCCCTTCAAGCCTTCATCAGTCCGGTCATGTCGAACCTTCTCCAGGTAGTTAGCCTGTGCTTGGTCTTCCGTAACGTTCTGGTGCGCGGCAGTGAGCTTCTCGCTATACGTCTGCGATCCCTTAGCAAGCTGTTCGAGCTTCGGTGTATCTTGGTCCAACTGACCCGACAATTGAAACTTAGTAATATCCACGCCTTGGGAAGCCAGCGTCTGCAACGCGGCGGTATACCCGGCTTGATCCTTCACCGCGCCGAACAAGTCCCCCACAGCTTTCATTTGCGCTGCACCAGCGGCCAGTTGATCCTTCTTCCGCGTAGCGACTTGGTCTCGCAGCGTGCTGGCTTTGGTGGCCCATTCGAGACTCGCCTTGGGATTAACCGGTGCCAGCGCCTGCGCCATCTTGTCCATCCTGGCCGCGTTCTGCTCACTTGGGTCATCCCCTGCGCCAGCCGTATCCGGCGTCGTCCCTTGTTGTCCCCACACCTGCGCGGCAATCTTTCGCTCTTGGATCTGGTTCTGTATGTCAATCAGCTGTTGCTGCCCTTGCAGCTGGTGTATAACCAGATCCTGCTTGGCTAACTTAGCCTCAGCATTCTGCCTTACAGCATCCACATATCCTTGATAAATCGGAATGAACGCAGCCATTAGAAGTCACCTCCCACACTGCCGGTAAAGCCGGAGATTAGATCATCCGGAGTTGATGTCGATGCCGCGCCAGGGTTTTCGCTACCGCTTGCGCCGAAGCCATTGACGATACTGTTAATGCTGTTTGTCGCGCCAGCCAATCCATTAGCAATCCCACCTATACCAGAAGTCACATTCCCTGCCGCGTTGTTGGCATTCGCAAACTCTTCCGACAAAATTTGCCCAGCCGACGACGGGCTCGATTGGTTGGTCTCAGTTGCACTCAGCAACGGATTCAACTCGCCGATCTCTTGGCCTGTGGCTGTGGTGTTTAGTCCGATCAATTGCGACAGCAGGTTTTGCAAATTAGTCTGACTCGTTGTTTGTTGCTGTGTTTGGAGCTGCTGTTGCTGCAACGTATTCGCAAACGTCCCTTGCTCTTCTTGTGTTTCCAGTTGCTGTGTGCCGAGGGTGTTAGAGAAATTCGCTTGGTTCTGCCCCTGCAGCAGGCTCGCCAACGATGCCGTCTCGCCGAACTGCGTCTGCCCCATGTTATTGACTATGGCTTGCAGACCTTGGTTCGTCTGTGCAGTTTGGTTAATCGTACCTTGCGCGCTTTCCATCTGGGCAATGTTAGCCGCCTGAGACTGGGAAGCAAAATTCTGCCCGTACTGTTCCGCCGCGACAAGCTGATTGCCCGAGCCTGTTTGGCCGGTTTGCGCCAGGCTTCGGTTTAATGCCTGCTCACCTTGGGTCTCTTGGAATTGTTCCCCCGCGTTCAGCCCATACGGGTTCTGGTTCGCCACGGCTTCCAAGCTCGCCGGCGTCGATACTCCGCCTCCCTGCAAAGTCTTAATCAATTGCGTCGGGTTGTTCACTAGCGCTTGCAGCTGCGCGTTCTGCGTTGGCGTACCGACGTTGGTAAGGCCCGCAAGCGCAGTCGTGTTCGTCCCTACGTTGGTAGGCAGTGCGCCAGTGTTCGTCCCTATATTCGCACTTCCCAGCAAGCTTTCGAGCAACCCGGCTTCCGCGCCTTGGTCCCCGAGTATCTGGCTAGTCAGCCCTGGGCCTTGCAACAGTGCTTGCAATGCTGGCTCATAGCCTTGGGCAAATTGCCCAGCTGGGTTCGCAGCCACCGCGCCAGCTTGCGCACTACCTTGCACCGTGGTGGAACCTGACCCGAGCAACTGGTTCAACCCGAGAGCCGCACTCAGTCCACCCGAGATCAACGACCCTGGGTCACCATACCCGCCTGTACCCGTGCTCGACGAGCTACCGCTAGACGAACTCCCCCCTCCACCGCCGAACAAACTCTCACCAGCCCCCACCGCGCTAGCCGCTGCCCCTACCCATGCTGCTGGCATTATCAGCCCCTTTCAAGTGACACGTCGTCAGCGTCTTCCACGCCGTGGATACAATACCAAACGATATCTGAAATCGCCGTGATGCGGTGTTCGACCCCTGCCGGAACCGTAATCGCATCACCTGACTCGTACCACTCTACTTCCCCATCGTACTCTACCTTCACCAGTCCCGTGCACAGCACACTGTAATGTTCGTAAGTATGCCTATGCGACCCAATCACCGTCCCCGCAGAGGCTTTCATTTTCCTCATGTACACCGGGTTCCCTGGAGTCGGGAAGAAGTGCATCACGTTCAGTTCCTCGTCCAAGGTTTTCACGTTTGAATCTCCTTTCGTAGTCGTGCGTACGCAGACACACAACCATCACAATGTAATCTTGGTCCGACTCGTTCACAACCCCATGAGGGACATTATTAACAAAACGATGGACGTCGCCAGGGTTATCCCTAATAGACTCGTCGTCATATACAAAAGCTGCTCCTGGGCTGGATTGGATGCAGATATTAAACTTATCATAGTAGTCCACATGCCAACTCCTGTCTATATGCTTGTGGATCTTGTGGCCAGGCTTTACGCGCCAGAGAATCACGTCGCCGATCCTTTCGGCCTCCACGCACCTAGCCAGATCAAAGACCAACTTTCTGATGGAAGGTAGTGCATAGTAAGCCGGGTACCAGATTGACTCATGCTCGGAATTGAAGTCCGACCAATCACCTGACTCCACGAAAGGTGTCTTGTCATTGAGTCTGATCCACATATCATCAGAGTCTCGGTGTGGCCCGGCTTCGCTGAGGCGTTCCTTGTCGACATTCCATAGCTCCGGATGTTGGTGGATTTCGAGGGCGAGGCTGGTAACGTTCCATCCCGCGGCGATCTTGATAAAGTTTTTCATCCTACACCTGTCTCAGTTTCAATTTCCAATGCCTCGAGTCGCTGAGGCGTGAAAGCTGTGTGGCGGAGTTGGAAAGCCGTGCGCGTGGTCATGCCGAAGGAGTTGGCAAAAGGCCAAGAAGCTTGCATGTTGATCATGCGGTAGGGCATCCAGTTTTGGTAATCTGTCTCAGTCCTGCGGACAAGCACATTGCTGGAGGTAGCATCGCCGACAATGCTTACGCGGCGAATGAACTTCTTCCACATGACACCGCCGTCCCAGCGCGGGGTGACAATGTTAAAGTCTATGGGGTTGCCATTGTCGCTGCCTGTGCCATAGGTCAGCGCATAGACGTTGCCGTTGCTTGGGTCCTGCATGTAGTCGACGTCGGTTAGCTCAGCACTGTCGATAGGTTGATAGGGAGTGATAGTCCAACTTTGTATCGTGGCGAAGGTTTCTGGTGTAGCTGTGGCACTGATTGTGTACTGGAAAGTCATTGAGTCAATAACATTGACATTGTAAAAGCCTGAGTATTGAGGCTGCACGGTGCCGGAGATATTTACCGGATCACCGTCTTGCAAGCCATGCGACAACGGCGCTGTGCTTACTACAGCCGTAGCATACGTCGGAGTGCTAAGTGACAACACGCTCAGCGACGTGGCTGTGACTGGCGTTGCTGGTACTGAGCTGTTCCAGGTATACCAATCCTGCGAACCAAAGTCGTAGACCAGTGTAACACCTGTTGTCAACAATGTCAATACATACAACGGATGGCCGAAGTGAGTCGTGGCAAACGACTGCGCGAGAGTGAGTGGGTCGTTCTGAATAATGCGGTCGACAAACGGAGTCGACACAACGACAGGCGTATAGCCTTGCATCACGTAGACTTTCGCGCCCTCGGTACTCGTCTGGCCTACCCAGATCACAGAGCCTTCCATCTCACATATGCTACGGCCGCAAGCACAACCGACTTGGTAGGCTAGAGTCGAGTTCGCGCTAAGCGGAGAGCCGGGTGCCGCGTTAGCATTGTCGTAGAAGAATTCGCTCGACCACTGGCCAAAGCCGACCAAGTACGGTCCGACCTTGGCAATACCAACTCCCCCGTCTGGTTCGTTCTGAATCGCAATCTCGTTCAGCGCGGTCCAGTTCGTCGGATCGTTTAGGTTAGAGCCCCAAATCTTTCCGTTAGGGTCCATGACGTAGAAGGTAGTGTCGAGATAAACCAAACCATAGACTGTAACTGCGGGGTAATTTGCACTGGTGATTCGATTAAGAGAAGCGAGTGCGGCGCTGAAGTAATAACCTTGGTGCGCAGACTTGAACACAAGGTATGGAGTGGCAAGGCCATTTGATGTCTGATTAAAGTTGTAGAACTCGTTAGAGACCGTAGGGTTTAGCGGAAAGCTGGTCGAGCCGGCTTCCAGCGCCCATACGTCATTGAAGGCTGTACTGGTGGCAGAGCTAAAACCGCCGATGATAAAGACGTCGCCGTAGACAATTGCCTGCATTGAACGTGTTGCATACCCTGGCGCGGAGGTGAACAACGTCCAGGTTACTCCATCTGGGGAAGTCCATATTTCGTTCGACTGCGCGCCGTTGATGTAAGTGGTGAAGAAGTAATACAGACTATTCGTTGTGTCAAACACAACCTCGCCAGCTCTACCGCCGCTGACTGAGCTACCGTCCATAAACGCATAACCGACTGCGGGAATACCTGCGCCTTGCGCATTGCAAACAAACGTACAAGGTGTGGTATAGCCTGAGCCAACTGTGGTAAACGTGACAGTCTTCACTTGATAGTAGTTAATATCGTCTGCGCCTTGATCCCCGTCATCAACGTAAGCGTAGGCTGCCGCGCCACTACCGCCCACACCGTTGGTCACAGTCGCACCTGTACCGTACACCTCTCCTAAGCCGATGGACGTAATCACAGTCAACGGGTACATGGGGCAGCCGCCGACTTCAAACGGATTTGTATTCACCCGAGTCCACGTGACGCCGTTGTTTGTCGAAGCCCATTGGTCCGACACTGCGTTCTGGAAGTTTGTATTACTCCCGTTGCCCATGAACCCGCCGAGGACATACATCGTAGTCCCAACGTTGAAGAATCCAAACCTCCGCCGGCCAATCCAAGGGCAGGATTTATTCTGCGCGGTCCAGTTGGTCCCGTCTGGAGTCGTCCATACGTCGTGCCACAGGCCGTCTGACGGAATGCCAGATGGCGAGGGAAGCCCTTGACCGCCGGCGAGATATATTGCCCCGTTGAACAACTGGACTTCAAAGTCCGCCCGTCCACCCCACGGAGCCGAGGCGGTAACCTCCGTCCATGTGACTCCGTCTGGTGTGCTCCATACATCGTGCAAGAAAGCACCGGACGCAGCCTGCCCGCCCATGACAAACAGCACGTTGTTTAGCACAATAGCTTTGCCGTAGGTTCGGCCAGCTGGCGCGCCGACTAGCGGGTTCCAGGTAATACCATCGATCGAAGTCCATGCGTCGTTAAGCAACATACCAATGCCATTGTCTCCGCCGATGAGGAAAAGCTGGCCAAGGAAGCCGGCAATAGCCGCGCCCTCTCGTGGGCCAAAGGCTGCATTGGGCTGGATCTGCACTGGCGCGATGGAGGCATCTCCACCGTACTGATTCAGAAAATCAGCCGAGACCCCATACAACGTACCGTTGTAATTCACAATACCCTGACCAGTTCCTCCTTCTCCTTCAAACGCTATGCTATATCCTGCCCGCTTCACCGCGCGCGGACCGAGCTGCCCCTGCTCAACCAGCCCATTGACGAGTTTAGAGTCATAGTTCAATGTCGTATCACGGCTGTTGATCTGCTCAATCACTTGCAGCCGAAGTGGCGCTTGATCAGCCATCAGTGCCCCCTGCGGTCAAACTTGATACGGACCTCGACGTCTTGCTCTTGGCCCCATTCTTCGATTAGCTCGAGCTGGCCAATGGCGCGTTTCTCGATTCGAGCGTAACGTTCGCTCGATACCGGGTATTGATTAGCTAGCTCATACGACAGACACTTGATGAAGGGCCAATAATACTCAGACGGAAAGTCAATCACATCCGACAGGTTAACCGCATTCGTGAGCGGTTGCAAGGCTTTCAAATACGCGGTGAACGTAGTGTCAGCCGGTATTGGGTAGAACGTTATACGAGAGTTAGGGCTGTTCAATTCGCTTCCAAGAGGCTCGAACCAGTACTGCGTAGGGACTCCTAATGAAGTGAACTTCCCGCTTAGTTCAACGAACTGCTCGCGCGCAAGTGGCCATAGGTCGATGGACTGCAGCGAGCTGTTGTTCACAATCTCTGCCTCAGTCACGCGCAAGACCCTGTCGGTCACTAGCGCGCCTGGGCCTGTCGCGCTCGGACCGATGTAGTAAGTCTGATTGTTCGCCACAAATGGAAGCTGCAGCGTCGACACCTTCCACAGTGCGATGCCACTTGCCATCCAGGTCTTGAGTAAAAGGTTCAGCGCGAAGCTAATGTTAGAGTAGTCGTAAGGGTTTGGCTGCGACGATTGATCCAACGCCCCGAGCTCCAACATCGTCGCAATGATGATCTGGTTCTGTGTGACCGGAAAAGCGGTGGCCATTAGATATAGCTCCAGTAGATGTTGAACTTCGTCGTGAAGCCGTCGCCAAGGGCGAATTGAAACGGGGTTGCGAAACGCTGCTGCGCGCCAGAGTTATGAATCCAAATACCTTCCCACTGGATCTTGGTACCATCCGCTGGCGCGGTGTTGAAAGTGATGGCGCCGTAGGGAAGCTGGATTGTGTAAGCCGCGGTCATGACGCCGTTCAGGAAGACCGCTGGTGTACCTAGAACAATCTCTCCAGTCGGTACCGGTATGTCGCCGCTGAACGTCGGGGTCGGCTCCGGATTCGCGTATGGTACTGACATCTGATCCTTCACGCCGCGGACAAAGTCCTGTGGCTGCCTACGTTCCCAATCGTCCGGGCAAGTCCACACATTGTCCCACCGAAGTTTCATATCAGTGTTCTTGTACTTGAAGCCACAGACAACACACAGCATGTTCCAACCGCCGGGTTGCCAAAAGTCTGCGCGGCCCATAGTCGTCTCCTAGCGCGGGGCTGGGTTAGCTGCGGTAAAGGCTTTGAATGCAAGGCCTGTTGCGTTGAGGTTCGATGTGTTGTTAAACGGCGGGGAGTTAGCAAGATACAGGTTATAGTAGGTTGTACCAGGCTGGCCGCTACCGACGTCAAACAGGTCATAGAACATCACACTGGCTATGTTGTACTGGGCTTGGACGGCTAGCCAAGCCGCCATCCATGAAGTAGTGGTAGAGGCGTTGGTCGAGCCTGGGGTTAGCGAAGGGTTAAACTCGCTGATAATAATAGGCTTTCCGTAGGCGTTAGAGATGTATTCGAGCAAGTTGAAGTTCGATGTTCCGCCGCCCCCGGAATACTGTGTCGCCGGTCCAAGCATTGTCGCGTTGCCGTAAGCATGCCAGGCTGTGATATCCCACTTACAAGGCTGGAAGCCTGGTGTGCCATTGATGTCTGTGCCGGTCCACAGCGCATCACTTAGCCAGATCGACGCGTTAGTAAAGGCATTAGAAGCAACAAGGACATTAGTTGCTCCAAGAGAAGTAGCAGCAGCCCGTACACCATCCGTGGTTCCATTGCAGGCTCCGCGAAAGATTGGAAAGAAAGAGCCAGATATATAATCAGCGCTGTAGGTGCCCTGCACAAAAACACCCGGAGTGCGTATCTCGGTCGAGCCCCATAGTGCAGCGTCGAGCTCGTTCGCACATTCGAACAAGGTTATGCCGTGAGGTATAAGCGCAGTGGCACAAGTCTGGGCTAGGGTAAAGTTGGCTGAGTACGCGGCGGCTTCGCTTGTGTAGGCCGTATTCACCGCGCTGTTCATCCCCGTGGTAGAGACCAATATGTACAGCTGTATCCCTGTGCCGGCGAAGGCATTGGCAGTCGCAATGATGTTCGCGTTGTCTGTGGGGCTCGCCCAATCCAGCCGAAGAATGCCGCAGTTCAACAACTGCATACACTGCAAGAAATCTGGGCCACTGGTGAATTCATCCGGATGTGAGTTCACGCCCCAGAATATAGTCGAACCTGGGATCAACGGAGGCGGAGTGGGAATGACAGGCGGATTGTAGTAGGTGACATTGAAGCCGGACAAGTTAATACTATCTGCATTGGTCGCGCACGCGCCCCATAGGATGACAAGAGACGACTTAGTCGTATCCATAGACAAGGTAGGAAAGGCTGATGTAGACTGTCCGTCAGTCGAAAGCACCGACACTACCTGGGCGTTGGTTGCTCCTGCATTCCTAATTCGGATAATCCCAGTGGTAGAGACTTCCGTAGTAATGCTGAAAGTCGGTCCTACGACTACACCATTCCAGGTGATGTAAAAATTCTTTATCCCTGAGGTGTTGGAGGTAGTAACACTGAACTGAATGTCCATTTGGCCGTTGATGCCAAGCGTATTCGCAGGGACGCCGACGACTTGGAGTTGCGACGGGTATGTGCCGGACGAGGTAGACTGGAGCGGAATCGTTGTGTTTACTCCACACGTAGACCCCGCGCCGACTTGGATCGAGCCCGCAGTGTTAATCCCATCATTGAGTATAATATCCGTGAACTGTGTCGTTAGCAAGCTCCCACCCGAAACGCTCAAGGTGTAATGCCCGTTCACGGCGTAGAAGGAAAAATACCCTGTTCCACTTGTCGTCAGCGGATTCGCGACAGGCGTACCTGTGACAGACGAATAGATCGTAGCCGGGCTTAGCGACGGGTAGTTAAGCACTGTTACCGAAGCACCAACAGCTGGGGTACCAGCTGTGGTTAAAATAGTATTTTGGTATTTCTGCATCATTGCTCCTATGGTGCGACTACTAAAGGTCCGAGCATTATTCCACTAGATGCGCCTCCGCCACCGATAGGCGTATTGCCGACGTAGACTAGAGGCAACCAACAAGCTGCGCCTGTAGGGGTTATACTAGGCGGCGTTGGAGAACCTTGCGCGCCTTGGTAGAACACAGGTGAATGTAACGCCACCGACAATGCTCCATACGGCGGTAGATCATAGCTGCGAGTGCCTTGCGACTGCACCGGGCCGAGGATGGGGGACTGGTAGTCTGCCCAGCCAGTGAAGTCGAATTTTGCTACGTTACGTGGGACTTCTACAACAGGCGCTGGAGCCTGGAATTCCAACCGCTGATAGCCCGCAGTGTGATGCTGGTAGCTGGTTGACTTCCATACGCCTCTCGGTATATCGTACACAGGTACAGGGGGCTGCATTGGTATCGGCGGCTGAACCAACTGCCATCCCGAGTAGTCAAACTTTGCGTTCCTCGTGAGAGGCAAGTCAGTCCAAGGTTGCACATACACCGGGTGTATGATTGAAGCGTTAGGCTCCTCCTGCCAATCTTGATACAATGCCGCGTTGTACTTGCCGCCAGGTACTTCCGTGCGCGGTGCCGGGACTAGGTACTCAGCCGGCCGCGTTGTATTCAGCCAGCCGTTGTAGTCTACCTCAACGTTCCTCGTTGTCCATATGGACTGTGGTACGTCGTATGTCCGACCAGGGTTGTTCGTCGGCGCTTGCTGTGGGGCTAACTTCCAGTCTTGATAATACCCCGAAGTGAACCCACGCCCAGGCAAGTCGGTCCAACGATACCCTAACACCGACGGTGAGCCTACCAGACCATTGTTCCTCCATCCAGAGTAGTCATGCGGCCGGGCTCTCACCGGCAAGTCCGTCATTATGCCAGGTTCTTCCGCCACTACTCCGAACGGCTGAGGAGCCATCTCCCAACCGCTGTAGTCATACCGCTTGACAAACTTCAACAAATCATAGAACGGTTGTGGAAGAGTCTCTTCGCCGATGATAATAAAGCCTAACATCAGCGCTGACGCAGCTAGAGGCGACGATACAAACCCGCTGTAGTCCCATCTCGGATTGTCTCTATTCCCCCGAGGTACATCGAATACTTTACTCGCGTTGAATGAAATTACAGGAGCCGGTATTGGCGAGCTGTGAAAGCCGCTGTAGTCATACAAGCGCGACTTCGGCGCGGGCAACTCCGTCCAACGGTAGCCTAGGACAGACGGAGCTGAGAGCGGATTCCGTTGCCAGCCTTGGAAACTGTGCTTGTTCCAAGCGATGGGCTTAGGTAAAACGGGTAGGTCGTATGACTCATGCGGTGCGTTGGTTGCCGCGGGAGTGTACGTGATACGAATCTGTCCGCCACCGCCTGTACCATTCGCGCTACCGATGTTTGAACCACCGCCTCCGCCGGCGCCCGGTAAGCCGCCTGGCCCACCATTGCCCGTAGTGACAGTGCCATTGGCAGTACCACCGCCTCCGCCTCCACCACCATTGACATTCGCCGTGCCTGCTACGCCACTGCCTGTGCCACTCGTCGGTCCGCCTGCTCCACCGGCGCCGCCACTGCCGCTGTCTCCAGTGCCGCCTGTACCACCGACGCTGTTTGCGCCTCCGCCAGTTCCACCTGTAGCCGTGGCACCGACTGCGCCTAGGCCGCTTGGCCCTGGTGCGCCAGCACCGCCACCACCACCGCCATAGGAATCACCAAGGTCGGTCCAGCCGGAGCCACCTGCAGACCCCGCTGTTGCTGTGCCTTTGGAGCCGGTAGTCGAAGCTCCTGCGCCACCAACACCAGCTGCTGTAGTGCCAGGCGTACCACCAGACCCACCGTTTGACCCGCAACTAGAGGCAGCTAGGTTCGCTCCGTTGAACCATGTTGCAGTACCATTACCGCCGTTTGCCGCGTTGCCAAAAGCCCCGCCTACACCTATGCCTATATTAATCGAACCGCTTAACCCCGCCAGATTCGACGTGGTGTTGTATCCTCCGCTACCGCCTGCCCCACCACCGTACGAGCCGTTGCCCGCACCTCCAGCGCCGGCTCCCCAAGTCTCCTCTTGGTTGACCGCCGTCCAGTCGCCCGGTATCGGCCAGCTAGTACCGGAGGTGAGAACGACAACTGTCATAACGTGGTCATCATAACAGGAGCGGCCATCGGCGGGTTAGCTGTGACAGTGAGCGTCGCAGCCATTAGTAAACTTGCCAAGTTAACGACTGGCGTCGGGTTAGTTATAATCGCCGTCGGGCCTGTGCCTGTTAACGTAGCACTGCAATTGCCAGGGAAACCATTCGCGGCAAGGTACCATGCAATGCCTGTGGCGATGTAGGTCTCTGCCGCGGTCGGCGGCACTGTTGTTGGAAGAATCGCATTGACTGTTAGTTTGTAGAGTTGAAAGCCCTCGATGGTTGGAAAGGCTACGCTTTGGTTCGGGAACGTTCCGGTGATCTGGACTGTTGATGTACCTTGCAAGCCGGCGTTTGTGAGAAATTGACTGATACCAAAAGCCACAACCCCTACCGCGTTAGCTGCGGTGAAGGATTGTGGCAAATCTGCGTAGCAAGTAAAAATACCAAGGTACGAGGCCATTTTGATTCCTGCTGGCAGATGTGGGAACGGTTGCTGGCTTAGAACGGATCCTCGACCCAGACAATGGATATGGTAAAGTTGGTGGAAGGTGCGAGGGAAGCGCGAATAGAAATCTGCATGTTCGTAGCCAACCCCCCAATGGCGTAGACCTCTTCTCCTGGCCGAGCCACCCAACGATATATGCCTCCATTGCCGTTGACCGCGAGTGGAATAATAGGCTGGCCTACTACTGGTTGTGTTGTCCACGCAGTGCTGACTGTGGACGCCGACGCTGGCGCGTAGAAGTCAAACTTGTTCGACGTGATTGTACCTGAGCCACTAGCCCCTGCCGTAGTCACCTGATACGCGTTGATCTGTGCTGCGGACGAAGCCGTACCACAGCCGGCGACGGTGAACTCGATCAACTGCACGCGGCGATTAGCAGCAGGTGTCAGAGTCATGATATCGTTGGTAATGCTCGATACCGGAGTATTTGATACCGTTGCGGAGTAAACAGACATAACAGTCTCCCTGAGTTAGCGAGGATCGCTGGTAGAAGTAAAGCTCGCACCACTTGCTGTCGCAGGGGTGTACTCGTACCAATTACCATTGGCACACTTGATATAAATAGCCCCACCATAGTACAGAATAAAATCTATAGTGGATGTAGGCGGGTCAATTTGATAAGCTATGGTTTGCACCATAACTCCTTGATTGCTGGGATATACAGAATAACTGTTTATACCAGCATCCTGTATAGGATAAACGTTGCCTGTAGTAGAACCATCTGGAGAAGCCATATAAAACTCCTAAAAATTAGCGGGGCACCATACCACCTGAACACCTGTACCAGCGCCTGCAGACATATTGATTTGCAGGGCTTCTCCAATTGCTGTTTGAAACCAGCCTACCTCGCTATAGGGCAGAACGAAGCCACCGCTCGCCGCTAACGGAAACGCTGCAGAGATCGGACCCGAAACGCTGCCGGCGAAGTTCACCGTATTCGCGCCGCTCGTTATCACGCAACATTGCAAGACGATGATACGCTGGCCTGTCTGCGCCGACACTACAGTGGTAAGCCCACTGGAAGCCGGATTGGCGAATGAGTATTGGACTTGGAACTGACTTGGCATTTAAGGCACCTTGTCAAATCGGCTCGCATCGCTTACACAAATCTGCATAGTAAGACAGTGCGCGTAGATGTGGCCGTCTTCGGTAATACGATTTACAGTCAAAGGACCAATACCGTTCCACATGACTTTGTCACCAACCTTAGTACCAAGAACTTGCGAAGGTTCTTCTGGCTTAGTAAAAACCGGAATATGAAACAGTTCCATCATGCACCTCCGACGGCGATAGGACGATACTTGACAGTGTGGATCACGAGCAGAATAGATGCATCAGACGGCGCGGTAGCTGTTGTTGCATAAGTCGTCAGGGCTATTTGCCCCGTTACACCCGCACCGGCGTTGTTCTGGTACCCACCGAACTGCTTGGCTTCGAGTCTACCTCGGCCATATAACTCGACAATGGCAACCGGCGCAGTTGCTACCCATGTTAGCAGACATACAAGACCATCTGTGATAGAGTAGTCAATGTAGTCTATACGAAGCAATGACGCTAAATGTGATCCTGTCATACCTGGCAACATATCTGTAAGCAGAGCAGGATCAATAATTACGGTTGGGCCGCTGGTGCCAGGCGAAGCCAGATCACCTGTCACTTTCGATACAGTATTCCGCGGCCCGTCGATAAGAATCTGTGTAGCAATAGCGAAAGAGGCCATTTTAACGCTCCTTCATAGCAGCAAGAAAATCAGCCTGCAGTGTGTCGACCGATGAGTTGGCTGTTTGAATTGCCAGCGTCGGGGACAACGCAACCGCTGTCAACGTCGGTGCAGTGATACGCGCGACTGCACCAGCATTCTGCGGGCCGTTGGTAGTGCCGATGTTGGACTGCGGCACATAACCCACAAGCTGTGTATCGACATATGCAAGGATATCACCAAGCCGCGTGATAGCAAAAGCCAGGTCGATGTTTGTCGTGTTAGCCATTGTGTAGGCGGCCGCGGGAACCGTCACACTCGTGGTCACGCTTGTTACAGTCGAGTTGATCGTAAGCCCCGTGCCACCAATCCACTTGAAGTAGACGCCATCAGTCGGTGTGACATAGGCATTGCCCTGGATGTTCATCAAGCCTGCGACGAAGTTCGACGTCGCCGCGAGGCTAAGTTGGAGACGAGTCAAAAAGAAAATCTTCTTCGGTGCGGCATTAACCGTGAACGATGCGCGGACAACTTGTATTTGAGTCTCACTCAAAGCCGCCGCGGTAGTCGGAATGCTGATAGCTCCACCGTCTGCGCCCACAACCAACGTCGGAGTACCTGGCGTAGTCCCCCCAATCGTGTATGTGTTCAGTGTCGTAACCGAATCATTCTGATCGAAGTCGTCGGAAAAGACATGGTAGAAAAAAGGATTCTGCACGCCGCAGAGATCCAATGGTTGAAAGTTCGCATCGGAGCTAAAGCCCGACAAGAACGATGTGGGTTGTTGCGATGCGACTTGTACCATGATATCTCCTTAAGCCTTTTTGCCGTAGACCGGATGCGGGACGCGCTTGGCGCCGAGGCTTGAGTTAGGCTGGTGTACAGGACCGGATGAGCGAGTGGGAGTTCCCGTCGACTCATATGGAGTATTGCGGATTGTTTCTGCCCCTAGGATAGGTTGAGAAGGCCCGTTGCTTGGCCCCTTCTCGTTCGGGTTCATGCGAGAGATTCGAAGCTTTTGATTGGACATGGAGAGACTCCGGCGGGTTTACGATGGTGTAAAACCGGCGGACTATACTAGCCCCGCCCTGGCTTGGCCGGCGGTCTACGGACCGTTCGAGCCCCATACGCAACGCGGGTCGCCCCAGAAGATCGAATAACGTTCGCGGGACTTGGCCTTGGCGTTGTCCGTGTCGAAGTCATTGTCTTGGGTGAAAGAGATACCGACGCGGTTGAAGTAAATCATGCCGTTCGGCGCATTGCTGCGGAGGAACCATGCATGCGGCGAGGTGAAATAGTGGTTGAGGTGAATCCCGCCGGGGATGCTGTTCGTGGCCTTGAGCACATTGATGTCGTTATCGGCTGTGCCAGACTGGAACACTGACTTGAGAATACGGTTGGCATTGAACCATTCCTGGCGCGCGATGTGCAGACTCTTGGGAATGATATTGATCAAGTTGCCGACGTCGTCCGTCGCTCCCATCATCTGAATAATCAGATCTTCAATGGAGGCTTCGCACAGGTCAGCGCCGACGGCCAACATGTTCGACCACGTGCCGCCCGAGGTATTCGGGTGGGCCGTGTTGCACAGCGAAACGCCGTCGCCGCCGATGAAGCCGGCAGTGAACGCGTTGTTATAGACGTTTGCGACGACGTTTTCTTTCGTCTGGTTGAAAGCAAAGGCCAGCGCACGAGAACGCGTTTTCGACACCGACTCGTAGAGGTCATCTTCCAACTCTACCTGTGAGACGATGTAGCCCAACGAATATTCAACGTGGGTCCAGATCGAGGAAAAGCCTTGCACTTCCGAGACGTAGTTTGTCGAAGCCGTTTCTTGCTTCACTTGCGCGAGACCGAACCCGATGATCTGGGTATCTTTCTCGTAGTTCTGCGATGAGGTTTCTTGCTCGCACAACGCAGTCCACTCGGGGACATGCTCGTTGTACATACGACCCCACCAGCCGTGGATGCCAGGCCAGAGCGCTAGGGGGTGGGAACCAGTGGTAATCGGACCGCCAACTGCTGCCATGATAGCCTCCCCTTAGTTTTGTGTACCGACGGACTTCAGTTCGTGGCTATTCCAAGTCACGATCAAAGGCACGTTGGCGGAGTTAGAAACGTTGACACGCTGCGAGACGCTGAGAACTCTCAGCGGGAACGTAGACGTGCCGGCGATAGTGCCAGTTGCAAGAACTGTAGTGCTCAAAATGCTGGTGATGCCGGTCGGGACTGTCTGCGCGGCAGTGACTGTGTACAGCGCGTTCAGGCCGATCCAGGTTGCAGTCACCGCGCCAGCGTTGTCCGCCATGATCTCCATGGTCAAATTGGGATCATCCGCGACCATGACGTAGTAGTTGTGCAGCTTCGTCTGCGGGATGTAGGTATAGTCCAGCGCGAAGGGATCGCGAAAAATACTCACGATGATACCGCGCGCAAGGTCAGTTGCCACACCGGTGCCGAGGCATTTGACTACCTGGGGAATCCCGAACGTACCCCAAGGGTTGCTCGTATCGGAGCCGCCGGCTGTGACCGACTTGACCGCGTCCCCAATGGCATACGTGTTCGTCGCGTCTGAAGACGGGATTTCGTACATATGGCACTGAGAGCTGTAGTCAAAAGCTCCGTTTGCGCCCAGCACGGAAAAGCCATGCGGGCTTAGAGGGTTTGCCATTTCTCCACCTATTCACGTTTAGTGTCGATCGAGATGCGAGAGCCGTTAGGGATGTAGGTCTCCGGGCGCCTCACACCATCTATTTTGCCGGACTTGATCTGTTCGTCGACCTTGCGCGCGCGAGACTGGTAGAAGGCGCAATTCTCTTCGTACCACTCTTGCTTGATCTTCATCAGGTGCATGGTCAAGGGCTTGCCGCTGTCGTGCGAGCCAGAGATGCAAGTCATGTATTCGCCAGCGGAGTCGGTGTCATTGCCGCGCCGACGAGCGCGCTTGACTTCCGACCTCAATACGTACTCGTAGCCGTTTTCTTCCGCGTCTTCGAGCCTGCCTGGGTAGTCCGCGATCCAATGGAGATGGTAACCTGGAATCTTCGTGACTGCCAATGTGAGTTTCCCCGTGCCGAACATCGTGCGAGTGCGTTCGAAACCGCCCTCGAGTTCGGGGTTACGCGCGCGTGGATTCACCACATCGTCCACTGCAGCCCGCGAAGGGATACGTTCGTTCGGACCTTGGTCCATGTTTTCTTCAGCAATCTTCATGATCCTGCTCCTGGCTGTTTCCAATATTCTTCGGCATAGTCTTCGAGGGTCTTATAGATCCCCGCTTTGACATAACGCTGCCCTGCTTTCATTGCGTCGTCGGGAAGAGCCGACACGGATTTCTTGCCCGTGCGGGGTCTTCCGCCGCCACCTTCACCAGCACCTGGAGTGATGCTGATCTTTTTCTTTACACCAAAACGATCGGGGAACATCTTCCGTACTCGCTCGTCTAATTCTTCGAGCCTGTCATCGACTGAAAGGTCTGCGCGCTTGCCCAGGCGTGTTGCGTGACCGTCGGCAAATGCAACCATGTCTTCGTTCTCTGGCGAGGTGTTGTACCAGGACGCGTTGTCTTTGTACCACTGTGTGAGTTGCGGCGGTGTTTCGAGTTGCTTCGGCGCGGTCGCCGCTGGCTGGGTCTTTGGTACGGCGGATGGAGCGGCTTTTAACTCCGTCATCTCGTCGTCTATCTCAGCTGCGAGCTCCATGTTGCCTGCAACTAGAGCTTCGCGCCGTTCTGACTTCATCCGGGCAAGAGCCGCGTCGATAGCGCGCTTCTCCATGCCCTCGTGGTACTTCCGAATTTCCTCGATCGTCTTCCCTTGGTCTTCGAGCTTGGCAGTGGCTGCCGCCAGCTCCCGGCGCAAGGCTTCATTTTCTTTCTTGGTAAACTGCTTAATCTCCCGTCCACGGGCAACGAAAGTTTCTGCATCCACCCAGTCCTTTTCCTTGCCCTTAAACTCGTCCGCCGGGCGCCAGCCTTGCACCCGTGCCTCACGTTCGATGGCTTCGTTATCACCACCTGTATCCACTTCACCTTCGTCGAGCGTGCTCATTGCTTGCCTCTGTATACCATTGTCAAGTCCGTGTCATGCATAATACGATACTCGACATTGTTGTCTTCTGAGTCTTTTTCCATATGGACCCAGCCGTGGTGCTTCTGGAACTTAACCCGGTCGCCAACGTGAACCCAGTCTGTTTGGATCCAAGCTTGCAACTCGCTGTCCCATCTGCGCATGTCTTTGAAGGCTAGCGGCCCCATTGCTGCCACGGTGCCTTCGGTCTGGTTCATGGCATCGCGCTCGCTTTGGGAGGGCAAAACAAAAATCCCACCGTGCGAATAGCTCTCTACCAGATCCAGCTGAATTGCTATCTTATTTCCGGACGGGACCCATTCAGGTTCCCTCAATGCCTTCCGGACTGTCTTCGCGATCTCTGTCATAGTCTTCCTCGGTCAATAAGTCAATCAAACTATCTACCTCAGCTATCCGACCTACCACGTCGGCTGTTCGCATCGCGGTGGCTTCCATGGTTTTGAACGTGGTGCCGCCGCTGGCGAGAAGTTCCATATATTCCTGCTTACGAAGCTTAAGCCCCGCCAGAACTTCCTGTGTTACTTGACTTAGCTGCCAAGCTAGCCATTGATCTCTCGTGCTCACGATTGGCATCGTCTTCCTCTCCCTTGTCTTGGGTCTTGATCATCTCATGCGCGAGAGACATGGCCTTGATGACTGAATCAAGGTGCGAGTTCTTCGCGCCTATCTGGGCTTCTAGCATTGCAATCTGGTGGCCTTCTTTGACCCCATCGGCGTTTGCTATGGCCTCCGCTGCCTGAGCCGAAAGCAGGGCAATTTCTGCTTGCAGCTTGGACTCTTGTTGCTCGAGTTCGTCCATCATGACCTTGAGCTTGCCTTGCGCTTCCATCTTCTTGGTGGCGGCGAGGTCTTGTTTGACTTGAACTTCCATCATCTTTGGATTCGGCATCGGCTGCGCGCCAGCGGGGACCTTGCCGCTCGGAGGCTTGCCGGCTTGCTGTAGCTTCTGGTCGTCGAGGAAGAACTGAGGGTTAATCACAAACCGATCGGGGTCTTGGACCTTCCAGGCTTCGAGCCAGTAGAGGGTCGCTTGATAACGGTCGAACCCAGGCATTTGCACCGACGCGGTGAAGATGGCCTGAGCTTGGTTCATTCTTTGGACATCTGACATATAAAACGGGTTTGCCGCAGGACGGATGAGATTGATTCCCGTCGGAGAGTAATCGGCGTCAAATATCTCTGCGCTGTTGCCCTTTGCGTCATAGTATGAAGTCTTACCATCTGCCAAGAAATTAACATTGAGTCTAAAGAGCTTTTGTAATTCCCGGGTGAAAGCTTTGTGAGTCCGCTTGTATATTCCATTGAAGGTAGTCATTCCCTGTTCGACCATGGTCTGCGACGTTTGCGCAGGAGTATTTTGGCCAGGGTTGCCGCCGAGGAGAAGGTCAGTGGCGCCAATCACATTCTGACCCCACTCGATCAACAGCTGGACGAGTTTGAACAAAGCCTCGCTCGGCGCCGGCACTGGCAAGGGCAAAATGTTATCCTTCATGTCCGCGCCGATACAGTCTAGCGTCGTCCACTTTCCTGGGCTTTGATGAATGTCTCCCTTCTTGAGCTTCGCGCCCTTGCCGAGGAACCCGCCGCCAGCATTCTGGAGCGTGCCTGCATCGAGCATTTGATTGAGCGCAGAGTCGATGATTTCGCTAACCGGGCCAAGCAAAGCTCCGAGGCCGAGGTCATAGAAGCCGCCATCAGGAGAGGGTATGAAGGTGTATTTGGTGTACATTCCGCAAGGGGCAATCCGAAGAACCTGGGGCTTTTTTGAACTCCCTTTGCGCGGTACCGTCCAGGTGATGTCTTTGCGGGTGTAGAGGGGGGCGATTCGCAGCACCTGCCGTGAATCATACCGGACTGTAACCACGTATGGCTCACGGTACCCGTCGTTGTCCAGGTCGAGATAGACGCATTGTTCCAATAGCTCGTACGGAGTGTCTGAGTCGACGGGAGGTGGGTTAGTACCCTGTCGTTTGTCGATACCATTGCCGTCGCGTAGAGTCGGGAGTTGGGCATGTTTGGTACCATCTTTGAACTCGCAAAAGAGATCTGTCAGTTGCATCTCACGAACAGCGTTGTGAGACATGTACATGACGTGGGTTACGCGCTGGCACTCTTCAACCGACGTGGCCCAGTAGTTGACAACCAGGTCCCGCGGGTTAACGCAGACCGAGCGGTTGATACCTCTAATAGGATCATACCAAGTCTTTTTAAACACACAGCCCATGATGGCCTGGATCAAAAAAGCCTTGTCCTGTTCTTCTTCCCAGTCGAGCATTTCCTCCAATATCTGAAAGGACATATGCATTTTAATGCGCACTGCGCGAGCTTCTTCTTGCTGATCCCCCGGCTTGATGGCTTTAGCGGCCACAGGCATAGGGCCGTTAAGAAGAGCAGGGTAAGCGCGAGACTGATATTGAAGCGCCGCAGTTGTGATGAGAGGAAGCTTAACATTCGCCGCGTTTTCCCAGGGGAAAGTTTTCTTTTCCACAACCTGCAAGGCCAGTTCCATTGCCTTGCCCATTCGCTTCTCCCACTCACGGCGGGAGTTTTGGTCTGCGACGAAATTCTCGCACACTCGAAAGCCGAGATGAGACAAATCATCTGCGTCCATTAGCTCGCAAATGTTCGGACACGCGACCAGCGTGTGAATGTCAATTGCCTCGTCTATTTCCCAGGTCATCACATGTCACAGTCAAAGTTGCAATTCCAGATGGGATACCCGCAAGCACAGCAATCACACGTCAAGCCCCGTTGATCAGGTTCCACTTGAGGAACTCCAGCACACCGACAGTCTGCGACAGCGACATGTTGTCGAACTTCGGGTTCGTTACTACCGCATACAGCTCGTCCTGCAGCGCACCGCCTAGGACACTCAAGTCTCGAAGCTCCACTAGCGGCCAAACTTTTTTGGGCTGATCCATCGAGCATCTCCTTGACTTCCGGCATTTGCATTACCTCAGTAACCTGTCGTCTCGCTGCGGCCCGTGCTTCCCGTTGTAGCAACCATTTCGTCGTAATCTTCTTCATCTTGCTCTTCCTCGGTCAGAGCAGGGACCATTGTCGCCAGCTCCATACCTATCATGCTCAGTACGTCTACGCGGTCGTCGTGTTTCGCGCGGGGAAAGCCTTGCATCTCCTGCTTCAGTTCTTCAAAACCACCAGGCATAGCAGTGTTGTATCGGACCCCACGCGCAGCATGTCTCGCTTGCCAACTCCGGGCTCTCATTTTCTTGTCGTTTTTGGGGCTTACGAGCTTCATCGGCAGGAAGTGGTTTCGCTCGTGCATCATCAAAGTGAGAAATGGTAAGATAGACTTCGCGATGTTTTCCGCTTCGACTATCCAGAATTCCGGCTTGTACAATAGATCGAGCTCGAACCATTTTTCCGCTGCCTTGAGGGTGTCGATTAAGTCCGCGTGCATTTCGAGAACACAGGCGATGTTGTCCGAGTTCACGCCGGCTATGCCAAATGCTGTGTTGTCTGTGTCTTTCTTTTCCGAGACTGCGAAGTCAATCGCGCCATAGATAGTCATTGAGCGTTCGAAGTCTTTACCCTCCATCGGGATGAAGCCTTCACTGACGTAGAACTCATTGCCCTCGGCAATCGCTATGCCTAGATATTCTTGCGAGTAGCCGTTCTTGTTCCGCAGCTGCTCGTAGCGTTTCTGAATCTGACGGAGTTTTTTCTCCGTGAACTTCTCTGGCCAAAGCAGCTCAGTGAAGTTCGAGTAAGACTTGTGAGCCCGGCGGTAGAAACCATTCCAGGTCGGCTCTTCGCCTTTTTCCCTGAGTTCAGCCTCGTACAATTGCGACTGATGCAGGAAGTTGTTTAGTAGAGAGTCTTCGTGAAGAATCGTGCCGACCATTCGAATCTGGCCTTCGTCGCTTACCGCCGGCAAGACTGCGTTCATGAACCAGTATTTCAACTTCGCGCGCGAGAGATCGTTCAATACCGTCTCATCGTCTTCGAGATCATCGACCCGGATTTTCCCAGGCCGCATTTGCCGCCACAGTTCACCACGTACCTTCTGCCCTGCACCGCGCGCCATGACGCAGAACTCACGGCCTTTGACTCGCCCCACCAACTCAGTCTCATTCGACTTCAGCACTTGGACTTGGAAGACTTCCTGCAGGTCCCGGTACGCACTGTCTTCCAGTATATAGGTGATGTTTTCAAGGAACTGGGCAGCTTTCTTTTCGTTAACTCCGATAAGCATCTCGAAGTCTTCCGCGCCGAAAAGCACATCGGCAAGAGTACAAGTAATCGTGGAGCCGGTGGTCTTTGCGTGTCCTCGAGGACACACGGCAACCCCCAACTCTGCCGCGCTGCAGTCCCACTCCCACAGATCATAGTGGAATGCTGGAGTAGGCTTTGCCTTGTCGAATCCGGCAGCGAGAAAGGTTTCAGAAAATCCTGCGATAAGATGAGCATCTAAGCTAATCCTTTCCGCCGCAGCGGTTTCCCACGGATAGTCCTTCGGCTTCCGCGCCATCTAGTCCGCCGTTGGGTCAGTCGGGTCAGCTGCTCTTCGTGCTACGCACGCGTTATCTGCGAGCGCACTCGCATTCAATGACCAGATGGTGAGTCCAGTGTGGCCGGGTTCGCCAGACAATGGAGCGAGCTGACCCAAGCCAGCTAGTGAGGGCATCGTCGAACTCGGCAATGGCTCCGAGCAAGTCTTGTGTGCTTGCTCTAACAGTGAATACCTGGAATCGAAGAGAGCTTTCAACCCAGGCCACATCGTCTTCACAGCTGAACCCATGGTAATTAACCCAGGCAGAGAACCAGTCATCAATCATCTCCTTCAGTATCGTGTCCAGCGAATTCAGGCTGGCGAGGCTCCACTCGGGCTCGATCGGAGGTTCTATTGATAGGCGTGACATCTTGCGCCTCCATATCGATCGTCAGGTGAGTGGCATCCCTCGCGCCAAGCGCGCGGAGCTTTTGGCTCAGTTCTTCCAGCTTCTTGTTGCTGTTGTCGATGTGAGTCGGTTCACCGTTCAACAGTTGACGTTGTTTGAACACGGCTTCTGAGATGCGCGCGAGGTCTCGGCCGGACAATTTCGCGCGGACAAAACCACGGCCCTTCATTACCAAGTCGCCGTGTTCAAGACGGTCCTCGAGGGCTTCGAGTGTCAGGTTGTGAATCCGCGTCAGGCGAGCATTCTTCATCGCCGACTCTTCGCGCCGAAGCGCGGCTAGCTCCGCTTGCCACCAGCTAGTGCGTTGGAGCTTTTGCAGTTCGTAAATCGCAATGCCGAGTTCGCGCGAAACCGAAGCCAGGCTTCCCGATTCCGCATACAGCCTCACTGCCTCCAGTTCAATCGAAACCGGCGCGAGCGCTCTCACATCCTCCAGCAACGTACAATCCATCTTCCCTTCCACAGCCAGAGGTTCGCTCACCGCCTCCCTACTCGGCGATTCCGTCACCAGCACCCCTCCAGCCCCATACACTCTCATTTCTTCACCTTTGGCATTTTCCCAGCCTTGACCTTCATCGGCTTGGTTACTTTCACAGTCTTTGGTCGACCCGGCTTCGCCGACTGCGCGCTGACGATCTTCATCATCCCTTTCGGTCTAGCGTTCGCCACAGCTGCCTCCCATACGCGCCAGCACTGTGCGATAGCCATCGGAGCTTCTCACGGCGCGAACCCAATCCGCATCCACCTCCACCCCCTGCAGTCTCGACAACGACCCAGCCGTTTCTTCCGCACTTTGGCCTTCCGTCTCGCCCAGTGCCACCACTTCGATCAGTGTCATCACAGCCTCCGTTTCGCTTCGCGATTAGACTACAGATCATAGACCAAAGTTCCGCAGTAGTCAACCACAACATCCGGCGGTCATAGGCGGCGTTTATACGCGTCTAATTTTTCCCCCGCCATGCCAATGCCTACCCTCCCCCGCCGTGCCCACCACGGTCCGGGAAACCGCCCCACCGTCGATCGAACCCGTCACCGCCCCCACGCAATGCACAATACCGCAGCCACTTTACTTTCGTGTAAACCCGACGGTCTTTAGTCATTCCCTCTCGCACCACACGAGAGTGCTATATCGCGCGCATCGACCGACTCGATTTGCCCCCCACCCTAGGCTTACGGAAGCCCGACACCTAGCGCACAGCCAGCCTACGCGCGGCTCGTGCGTAAGCGCGGTGAAAGCTTGGTGTCATGCGACAGTCAATAGTGAATGTATGCACGCAGATACACCAACGCGTGGATGGTAGGATGGTGATAGAGGCTATGATAGTGCGTCAGTCGATAGTGATACTCATGCGACGGCGCAAACATGAATACATGGATATATGGATTGGAATTTTGAGAGGCTCGGGAGGAGGGGTGTAAGGTGGCTGTAAGGAGTTCACCCGGGTGAACAGTAGTGTTGTAAGGTAATTGTAAAAAAAAAAATATATAATAATAATACAAATAGAAATTACACCTACCTTACACCTCTATCCTCCTACCAATCAGCCTCCCCTAACCGATAGCCTCTCGGCTGTCGAAACTTTCTAGCCCATATATCCATGTATTCATGTTTGGGAATTATCACTATGGTCGATAGTTTTCAATAGCAACAATCAATTGGTATCATCCGTTGCACCATCTATAATAGTTTCATGGTCAGACGCAACGCGACCTGCTACCTGGGAGCCTAAGTGATTACCCTAAGCGAGAAAGAAAGGTTACAGAAGCGAAAGGAACTGGAAGAAAGGGCAAGGCGGTATGAGGCGAAAGAGCAAAATAGGCTTAGACGTCGCATGCTGACTGATAAGTTACGTCAACCGTAGTGGAGACTATGATGACCATGGATCAATTGAGAAGCGCGGTTGCGCATAGGTTGTATGAGCAGGCTTACGCGCCAGTGCGCGGGTGGGAAGAGGAACGGGTTGTGGCAGACACATGGGCAGACCTTGTGTGCATACTCGGCGAGGAAGAAGCCCAGGTGCATGCGGTTAGCGAATGTGTGGAAATGTTGGAAATGCATAGAGCATGTGTGGAGGTCGATTGTGTATAATGCGTTTAATAAAGTCACAGACTTCATCCGCGCGGTGCATGATGCGTTGCGGCCTTACCAAGTGATGGTGGAATGGGAAGGGACAATGAATGTGCATTACGCGTGGACTGTGGACGATGCATTGAGCTGGCTGGAGTGCTATCCACGGGATTCGCATGGGATTGTGCTGACGCGGGGGTATAAGTTTGTGGTGAGCCGCGCAAGCGGCGCATGGTCGGATATGAGCAGGGGGATAGAATGAGCAAGTTTCTGTTCGGGTTTGCGATTGTTTGTTTGATTATGGCTGGGCTGGGATGGCTGAACGTCTGGTTGTGACTGGGACAGTGCGCTTACCAAAGGGGAGGCCCTTTGGCTAGTGTATTGGAGGTGAACCATGGCACGGAAGGAAAATTTTCCAACAGTCTACGCGCAAGCCTTGACTGCGCTGGAGGAAAAGGGGGAGCTGATACTCTCGTTTCCCACAGCGGATGACTGTACGCGCGAAAGGCTGAAGTTTTATCGGTTTTTGTCAACCGTGCGCGAGAATTCGGGTAATCCCGGGTATGAGGTGGCATGCAAAGTGACAGTTCAACTGAAACACTTGCCCGGGGAGAAAGCGAAGCGGATTTTGCGCCTGACGTTGCCTAGCACTGACGCGGCAGAAGTGTGGAATAATGCCGCGGCCGGGGTTGTGGATGAAAAGGTGAGGGAAGAGCTGGAAATTGAAGACCTAATGGCGAAGTTACGCGCCAAGGGTGGGAAAGAATAGGCGTAGTGAAGTTACAATTTAGTCCTTTGCGACGTTTGGTAATGGGCTATAATGGAATCAGCCAAACGTAGTTTGGCGCATACCCGGCCACAATGGCCTAATTTTGGAGATTGGATAATGTCAGACGTTCTGGAACAAAGCACGGATGGTTTTGCGGATGCAACAGGGGCACTGCCGGCGAAGAAGAAAATGAAGTTGTCGGAAACCTATGGCGAGAATGGCGTGGTAGTGTTTCGCGCGGAGTTTGCCAACGGCGCGGTGCATCAATTTACGCTGGACCCACAGGCTGAGATGTATGCGCGGTTTGCTACGCACGGGGCGCGGCAGAAGCTGAGCGACGCCGGTAGCACGAAGAAAACGGCCGAGGAAGCCGAAAAGGCTGTGTCGGGATTGATCGAGGCGCTCGAGGCAGGCGAATGGTCGATGAAGGGCTCGGGTGATGGTGAACCGACAGGGGGATTGCTGGCTAAGGCTTTGGCGAATTTGTACGGCAAGGCTCTCGCCGAAGTACAAACCTACCTCGCGGCATTGCACGAGGATCCGAAGGAACGCGCCAAGATTCATGCAGCCTTGCGCGCACAGGACGAAGTCGCGGCTGAGATCGAACGCATTCGGCCGCCGAAGAAGGAAAAGAAAGTGAACGAGGCAGCAAGTGTGGCGGCCGCGAATGCGTTGGCTGGGCTTAGCGGGCTGTAATTCAACAGTGCGCGGGAACCGCGAAGAGCGGCTCTCCCGCGCTATCGTGGAGACGATAATGATAGCTGCAGGATGGGAAGTGACGTATAAGGTGAAGGTGGGCTCGCATACGCGCCAGCATAGCGTGGTGGTAATGAACCCAGATGAAGGCCAATGTATCGCGCTGGTGCAAGAGTCTGATCCGGACTGGATTGTGACTGTGGCGACGGCGAGGCTGGAACCGAATGAGATAATTTTGTTAGCTTAGTGCGTCTCCCCTGCGCGTTGCATTTTCCCTGAGGAGGGCGCGCAGGTTTGGTCCGAGGCAATTGAAAGTGGAATTGTTTAGAGTACGGAGAGCTGGCTCGCCTCCGCGGACCTGTTTTATGCAAGCCGTCGTGTTCGTTTGTGGCACATAGGCCGCTATCGCTCCCCGCAAACGTTTCGCGCGTCTCCACTCGGCCTAGAACGGCAGCTGAGGCGAGTAATTACGCGACGGCTTACATAAAACGATTGACAAGTGGTACAGTTTGTAGTACAATGGGTGTTTTACCGGTATGTAAACGCGCCGGTTTGTTTCATTCAGCCATGGTTTTGCATTGTTGTGGAGACAACTATGTTTACCGTTCAATTTCAAGTCGGGCTTGGTGCAGGTTGCACCGCGCTCGCATGGCCTTGCACTCGCAAGGGCGTCAAACGTTTGACCCATGAGCCTCTCGACGCTGATCTCTGCACGTCAATGTTGGACATTGACGCGCTGACGACAGACTACATCGATTCATTCGGCTCGATTATTCTCGATTGTGAAGTTCTTCCGTGGGGAGGATGCTATGCTTCCGACTTTTGAAGCGCTAGTGGCACAGGCTACGGCGCAGACTAAGCCTTACTGCTGGTTCGTGAAGCAGTCAAAATGCCGCGCATGTGGCGAAGTGCATGAGATGCAGCCGGTATTAATGCGCGAGGAACGCTCGGGCTGGTGGCTGCAATGCAATGAGCCAATGGAAGACCATGCTAACGCGCCGTTGAAATTTGAAGTTGTGGAGCTAGCTTGGTGTAAGAATTGCCACAGCGAAGCTGCGCGCTTGCTTACAGCTGACGTGAAGCTAGCTTGTGATTCATTCGCGAACACGACTGCCTTAGCAGGGCAGTTAGAAAAGTTACTCTACGCATATTACAAAGTGCGCGCAAAGGAGCATTTTCATCATGCTTAAACATGAGTGGGTTGAACTCGCGGAAGAGCGCGCGAAGGAAATTCTCAGACTGGAGCAAGAGATTGCACGATTGAGAAAGCTATGGCAGCAAGCGCGCGATAATGCTTCGAGGCTGAAGTATCCTGACAACAGCGGAGGCTGAGCATGCCTAGACCGGCGAACGCGAATCCTCCGCGCGAGGTTCATGTGAATTTACCTGCCGATCTGGCCGAAAGGCTCGATCGGTTTTTGTGGTCTGATTTGCTCGGAAAAGTGCCGTATGGAGCGAGGTCGGACCTGTTTGTGAGCCTGTTGACGAATTATCTCAACATTGTGGAGGGAGAGGAAAATGAAAGTGTCTGAGTTGATTGCGGCATTGCAATTCATGCCGCAGGACTTGATGGTGACTGTGCGCTACGCGCTGGTTCCGATGGAGCTTATAGAGGAGATTTTATTTCTCCTGGACGCGTCGGATTCGCGACTGTACGATACAACAAAAGCGACAGAGGAGCTGAGAAAATTCACGGAGGCTAGAGCATGACAACTGTGTATTTTGTGTTCGAGCTGGCTTCAGGTGAAGTGAAAAAGACTGAGGACTGGCACCGCGCAAAGCCGTTTTTCACACAGCCTGAATACACCGTGTTAGTCGTCGAGGAGGGAATCTGTCCCGAGTACGCGCATGTTGTATTCAACAGAGATCGCAAAGTTGTTGCATACTTACCAAAAGGAGAATTCAAGTGAAGCCGATTAAAGGAACGATTGAAGATTGGTCTATATTGGCGGTCTTTAACGGTGTTCTGCGTTGCGAAGGGCGCATATTTGACCACGAAGAGATGCCCGACGGCACGCGGATTACGACGACAGAAGTTGTCTGCGTCCACCACGGTATGGTACATACGCAGAATTCGCGCTACTACCTTGGCAAGATGCGGGGGGAACGGAAATGACCGACATAGTAAGGGTTTTGCGGATTCTAGAGTACGTAGGTCCGCGCGAATGGGTGGAGACGACGTTAGAGAAAGGCGCAGTGCCGGCTAATGGCTCGCATCGCATTGACGACAACAAAGTGATTCGCTCGGCGACGTTGGGCGAGTTTCCCGAAGTGTTGTTGCACGATCAAGAGTGGAAATACGGGAGCTGCGAAACTGTCAGCAAAGACAACGATAGGACGTGGAAAACTCCTTTCCTTAGAGACATGCTCGGGAGCCGCTCATGACCCCAGAAATATCAGCCAAACTAGCCATGTGGAGGCAAAAATGTGCCCTCGGGACGATCACGCGTCAGGAGTTGAACGAGGCGATCGACGACTTGAGGAAGGTAAGACATGGAGCTGCGACCGTTGCTCGCGCGTCTACCGCGGCCAAAGCACGTGGCACTGCTCCTGGTGTGGACGTAAAATCGATACTCGGCGGGCTAGGGGAGATGGTGAAAAAATGAGCACAGATCAAGAGCGTGAAGATCCGCGGTACATCGAAGCTCTGCGGATCGCTAACCAGCGCAGGATACACAACAACGAAGTTGCCGCGATAGCAGGCCGTCGTCTCGATCGTGAAGTGGGAAGCTACGCGGCAGTGTCGTGCGATGTACTTTGCCTCGATGGTTACTTCGACGTCAAAGCGCTGTTGGCAGCCGCCGCGATACTGAAGGAATATCTGGAGCACAAGCAATGAAGACTGCCATGATTAGCATCGCCATTGCAGTTTGGCTCTTAGTAGCCTGGACCATAACCCTCGACGTCGTGAACATGCGCGTGCCAGGGTATTTCATAGGAGAATGCAAATGATTGATCAGTCGGCAAATAGCCCTGAGCGTACCATCGTAACGTGGAAGCCGGATTATGATCATCGTTGCGGAGTCTGTGATGGTTTTCCAGTCGTCACAGGTGTAGATGAAAACGGCGTCGAAGTCTATCCGACAAAACCTCACGCAAGCGGCTTCAGCAATTACATGTGCGGCGTTTGCACCTGGGGCGAAGCAGCCTGTATTGACCCGGAGAATTGGTGATGAACCACTCCACTTTGATATTTCTCTCCTACCTGCACATGAAAGCAAGCTATGCACAGATAGGGCATTTTGTACCTTGGACCTGTTTTGCCGACTACCGCGCGGATTGGCTGCGCTTAATGGGAGAATAAGATGGGAGAAGAGTTTCTAGGCAGGGTGAATGTCTCGCGCATGCAAGTGTATGTGTTTGAGGACAAAGTCTATCCGTTTCCGCGCGGTGGGTTTGCGGTCAATGAAGAAGACTTCTTCGGCGAACGATTTCTGTATTCCTACGTCCCGCTGAAGCAGTTTCTTTTCGCTTATTATGACTATGATCTGGAGGTAATGTGATGCAAGAATTTACAGTTGGGATCTACGCCGTGCTGGAAGAGAAGTACAACAGCAAGACGATGCGGTACGAAGAACATCTGGCGTACAAGGTCAAAGACTGGTGTGATCAGCACGCCACGGACTTTTACCGCCGAGACCAAGGCATGGTCCTGGTCTGTCTGAAAGAAGTAACGTTGCTCGATTCGGAGCACGTAACGCGCGAGGAAGTAGTCACGGGCATGGTAGCTGGCTTGCGGGAAAAGCAAACGGAGCTGCGCGCGGAAGCCCAGGCAAGTTGCAACCTGATTGAGGAGAAAATCAACAAACTGCTTTGCATCACAGACCAACGTGTCGACGCGCCGGTAGGCGAAGAGCAGCTTGTTCCAACCGACTCCGTGTTTGCGCCGTATCCGCGCAAGCCCGCGCAAGACGCCACCGACACGGAGTTTGACGACATTCCCTTCTAGCGCGCCAACGCCGTAGGCGAGTCGACCACAGCCACCTTCGGGTGGCTTTTCCACTGAGGCACGAGGGCTAACCAAAGGAGATGCATCATGCGACGCGGCGCTCACGGCAGTATGACCACGCGGCATTTCACCGCGCTGATGGAGGAAATCAACAAAATCAAAGACCGGAAGGCCCAGCTCGAAGCCGCTCGCGCGGTAGCGAACGTTGGGGAGAAGTTTAACAAAACCTTCGACCGGGCTCGGTTCTACGAAGGTTGCTTTACAGAGAAGCGTGACCCGATCGTACTCGGAAAGGCTTCAAACGGAGAGTAGTTCAACGGTTCAACAAACCACGGGGGCTGGCATGAAACGCCATATGACCGTTTTAGCACTTGCAACAATCGCAGCTTGCCACGCGCAAGCCCAATCGTTCTTCGAAATCGAAGCCGGGATCGGAGGATCTTCCTATGTCAAGACTGGCAACAATGTTTACTACGATGAGGGCTTTGCTCACTCAACACCCATTGCAGCTCCGGCCGGACGCGTCGGAATTATGGCCGACTTTTACAATCCTTCCGGGCTCATTCCAGGTTTGCGAGCCCACGCGACCTATTACAACTTCGGCGCGGTCACCTGGCATGCCACCGTACCCGAAGACGGATTTACGCGAAACGGAGTGTCTGGCGGTTACAACGCCTCGACGGACTCGTGCACAAACAATAACTGCGGCACGTTTCGGAATTTTTCGTCCTCGGGGCTCACCCAAGCTGTTGCGCTGACGGTCGAGCCGTACTGGGACATTGGTCATGGTTATACGTTGGGGCTCGAAGCCGGTCCGGCAATGTATCGCGCGGAGTGGAATACCCAAGCCACTGCGCTTTCGGACGGCTCCTTCGGCCCGGCTGGGACTGTGCAAGACATCTCGGTCAAAGCCAAGTGGCAGCTATCGTACATCCTCGGCCTGTCGCTTAGCCGCGGCCCCGTTTCCCTTCGCCTAAACTACCTTTCAACCCGCCGCGCAGGCAATCAAAATCCCGTGGGGACTAAGGGTGTCTTCATGGGCACTTTCAACTATACTTTTTACTAGGAGCCGAGATGAGCCTTTGTGTAAAAACCGGTGCAGACGTGTGGGTTAGCTCACATCAGCGTCTGATCCATTGTGACGCCTACTATGTCCCAGGCGAGTTTCACGGTGCCGGCTGTTATGTCTTTCGGTATGTTGGCGAGAGCTTGGACAATGGCACAGGTTCAGCCAACATCACAGTCGATCGCGCGCGAGCCCACTTTCTCCTCATGGATGCCACGATCGGCGCGCAACAACGTATTCTTTACCTCGACACAATGAACGTTATTGTGGCTCCCTACGACGACGTGATGGAGACAATGTAATGCTAAACCCCAAAGGCCATGCTCGTCGCTTCCCCTCCGTCATTGATTCGACAATGATCGCCGCGCTCTCTTGTTCCAGGAGATTTGATGCAAGTTACATACAAAACTACACCCCCGACGGAGGAAAGTCCATACACCTCACAGCAGGAGCAGCTTTTGCGCGCGGCCTTGAGGTTCAGCGCCTTGCCTATTACCAAGGATACTTCGACCGAGACGTTTACACCAGCGTCACAGATGACGCCACTGGAGTTGTCACGTCTCAGGTCACTGGCACAGAGCATTGTGTCATTGAATCGCCCGATGACTGTCTCACACTCGGCATCGAAGCCCTTATGTTGGCCTACGGCGTCGAGCCGGAGCACAGCACTGCCAAAACCTTGGACAGAATGTGTGGAGCATTGGAGTTCTACTCGTCAGTCTTCCCCCTCGACGATGCTACCTTCGGTACGATTGCGACCATTGGTGATAAGCCTGGCATTGAGTGGAATTTTTGTCTTCCCTTGCCTGTGGCACACCCCGAGACTGGAATGCCCCTTCTTTATTGCGGGCGGCTCGACGTCATTCTGGACATATACGGCGGGTGTTATCAGGTGGACGACAAGACTACCTCTTCACTTGGCCAAAGCTGGCCTAATCAATGGGATATGCGGGGGCAGTTTGCTTCCTACGCATGGGGTGCGCGGGAGTTGGGGATTAAAGTGGACGGAACCTTGGTACGTGGAATCTCTATACTCAAGACAAAGTATGACAGCGCCCAAGCCATCGTTCATCAGCCTGACTGGAAGATAGACGAATGGCTCGAAGGCACATGCCGCAAGCTCGAAATTGCCAAGCGCCATTACCTCGAAGGCATCTCTATTCCCGCCTTCGGCGAGCCTTGCAACGAATACGGAGGGTGTGAGTTCAAAACCCCCTGTATGGTGCGTGATCATCAAGCCTGGATGGAGATGAACTACGCGGAACGTAACTGGAATCCTTTGGAGAGACATTGAAATGTTCTTTACACTTACGAAATACGGAAACGAAGGGCCTGTCGTAGTCAACACAGACAGAATTAATATGTTCCGCAAAAGTAGCATAGACCTGTCGACGGTTATCTTTTTCGCTGATAGCGAAGACTACATCTGCGTCGACGAATCTGTAGCCGAAATCCGCTCGCTCATACTTGGGGGTTAAACCATGCTCGAACGAATGAAACTTTATGAAGTCAAGCATCACAAGTCCGGCAAGCCGTTCTCAGACCTGCAACGTCTGACGCTGTTCTACAATTGGCAGCGACGCAATGCACTTTGCGCGATTGCACAGCTTGAAGCCGTATCGCGTAACAACCCTGGCCTGAGGCTAACTATCGTCCAGGCTGAAATCAAAATCCACGAGATACTTAGCGATCTTACCGCCGAGTACAACCGTGATCGGCAAGCATTGTGCTTGCATAAACCTGAAACACAGGAGGTGTAAAATGCCTTGGGAATCGACGAACGCACGGCGGCACAGCGTGGCAGCAAAGGTCGGCGGCGAACTGAAGTATTTCTCTTCGGTAGAGTTTTACCAACAGTATTGCAGAGTGGCGACTAAGCTCTTGGTCGGCGTCGACTTCGCGGCGCACGACGACAAGATGGACTCTTTCATCACCGCTATTGACTTTGCTCTCGGCGAGCTGATTCAAACCGAACCCGGACCAAGCCCCGAGCTAGTCCAAGCTCGTCTGTCCTACCTCGCACCACTGCCGGCGCTTTCTTGCTGCGCTGGCTTGAGTGGCCCACTGGCTCTTTTGGACTAAACCATGCGCGGACTTCTAACCCAAGCCGACTACATAACCGACAAAGACCGTTACACCGACGTCGGAGTGTATCGATCCGCTGCCGGCTGGTACATCGGCACTATGTACAATCATCCAGATGGCTGGAAAGAACCAGGTTCGCGCGAGTCTGAAGAATACTACGCCACAGAGCGGGAGGCTCGGCAAGCTCTTGTGGATCAAACTTTCACCCAGCGTTACCACCCGTAGTACAACCTAGGAGCTTTACACATGACAGCATCAGAAACAAAATCTCGTGAATCGGGCCTGGCCTCGATGAACAGACGTCAAGCTGCCGCGCGAATGAGTGTCTACGGCACCGGAGTCAAAGGTAGGTGCGAACGTCTGATATTTGACCACCCTGACGGTCTGACTATTACCCAGATCCTCAGCATGTTAAACGAGGAGTCAAACATGGTCGTCTACGGCGCGTGTAAGAACCTGGCCATGGAAGGCCGCGTTCGCATGGTCCGAAACACTCACGCGCGCAGAGGCGGCTCGACCTACTATCCAGCCGAACAAGCGCCTGTGATCAAACCCGCTTCCTACGTGATCCTCGAGGCCATGCAAGCTCACGCGAAGCTATTGCTCCAAACCACACATGGGTATATTGAGGCCCTCCCAGAATGACCGACTATACCCACTTCTCCGTCGACGGGCAAGACGTTTTCACCGAAACTCTCTACCCCGACCAACCAGTGAACCTCGGCGCGTATTGCTGGACGTGCGGAGAAGTGTGGTGTCGTATCAACTATGGCGCCTCTTCCTGGCGCTTCACTGGACTTTATTGCTGCAAGTGCCGCCCGCGTTTCGGCGGCTCTCTCCGCGACATTTACAGCAACAAGGTCATGGCTACCTTACCAAAGCCATTGTTAATGCGTGAATTTTTTCTAGAGGCAAATCGACATGCTGAGTAAAAGTGTTCGGCGGGCGCGATGCAGAGATGATCTGGGTTCACGTAGGTCGGACCCGGAGTGCTACCGTCATAAGGATGTGGGATGAAAATCGACATTACCGAAGGTGAGATGATTGTGCTGCGTGAGGCTGTCCGCAAACTCCCAGCCAACACAGAGTTCAGCGCGCTCTATGGTGATGAGATTGCGTCATCAGATCGGAAGCTGACCGCTGCTTTGGCCATCTGCTTCGATAGCCATAACGGGCTGACTACAACCAGTCGCTGCGCCTGTGGATATTGCAATGGAGTCAAGCATGACTAAACCCTATCACGTTTTGCTATTGACTGCTACAGTTCCCGCGCAAGGCGGGTATTCTTTCCCCCCGTAATCGAAGGCCTGGTGCCGGCGGTGCGTGATCCGGCTGTGTACGATGATCAAAGCAATGACGACGACGACCCCAAGACTGACTACCTCCCGAGAGGCTTTGTATGAAACACTATCCGCTTAAAGTCGATCTTTCTCCCTACACCGACCGGGCTTTCAAAACCCACGCGGCAATGCTTGCCTACATCGAGCAAGACGAAATCCCTTGCCTAATCTGTGGCAAGCCCTTTGTCGCCCTTGGCGTCCACCTGGGCAACGAGCACGGCATCACTGCGCGCGAGTACAAAGTCGCCTTCAACATTCCCCAACGCCGCGGGCTTCTTGGCGCCTCGGCCAAACTTCACCTGCGAGAGCTCGCCACTCGTGCTGACCGCGTAGAAAACGCGCTCGCTATGGGCCAGATCTACGGACCTGTGTATGGTCCGGCGAACAAAAACTATCGCAAGGAAGCACCGAGGTATGAGGACTTGCACCCGCCGGTTTACAAGCGCGTAAAACCGCCGGTCATAGACCATTCCTCCGTCGCGCCGGACGAGTTCGAAAGGCTCCAAGCGACTTTGAAGAGCATGCCACTTCCTCCCGGCTACGAGCAAAACAGCCTTGTCGCTCGCGTGGAACGGCTTGAAAAGCTCGCCTTCCGTATCCTCCGTGCCTTGGAACAATTTGAGAGGAAAGAATGACTGCCGAAGACAATATCGATGTGGAGAGCTACGCGCCAAAGCCCAAACGCGTGCGTAAGACCAAGGCCCAACGTTACGATATGGGCAAGCCAGTCGCACAGGCCAAACAATCTGCCTTTAACCCATTTAACGTCGTAGTGCCGAACAACTGGATCGATAGAAACACCGGTGAAGAATGCACCAGCTGGACTAAAGTCGGCGCGGCCTGGCCTACCGAAAGCGGCAAAGGCTGGACAATCAAAATCTGCTCCGGCATTTCGGTCTCCGGCGCGATTTATCTCTTCCCTAATGACCGAGAAAAGGAGTAACAAATGGAACTGCTTGAATTCACAATGACCGGCACGCAACACTCTGCCGGGTACAAAGCTCACAAGGCCGAGATCGAAGCCTTCGACGAGCTTAGTCTCGTCCAAGACAAAGGCAATCAATACGACACTTGTGCGATCAAGGTCCTATGGCAGGGCACTCAGATTGGTTGGGTGCCGAAGAAACTCGGCGCGGGCAAAGAAATCCTCGACAAGCTTCTCGACTGGCAAGAGGAAGAAGAGCTTGTCCTCGTATCCTGCGAAGTCCGCGTGCACGAACCTGACAACCCCGTCGACATGCAGCTCGTTGCAGTCGTTTCTATCGAGGTGTTAAGTGAGTGACCAACTTTCCGCTACCAAGCCGCCAGCTCCCCCCGCGGTGGCAGTCACACCTGACTACCTGCGCGCCGGGAACCTACCAGGCGTCAACGTCCTCATTGAAGGTCCTACTGGTTCAGGAAAAACTACATCTATCGCCACGGCAGTGGACTATGGATATGAAGTCTTCGTCCAGATGCTGGAGCCTGGAATGGAGTCTCTCCTTGGCTATTGGGTCGACAAAGGCAAGGATATTCCACCGAACCTTCACTGGAATTACATTCAACCTACCGTCAGCGATCTCGACGCGATGATCACGGCGGCCACCTCGGTAAACACACTCAACCATGCCGATCTCGCGAAGATGCAAGACCACAACAGAGGGAAATATAACAAATACATTGACCTCATGCGGAATCTCAACGGTTTCGTGGACGAGCGCACGGGAGAGAATTTTGGCCGTGTACTCGACTGGGGAACAGACCGTGTCCTGGCTTTTGATGGACTCACCGGACTCAGCCGCGCGGCTATGTCAATGGCTGTCGGAGGAAAGCCAGTCAAATCCCAGGCCGAGTGGGGGATTGCTCAGGATCAGGTGGAAAAACTCCTCCTTTATCTCACCGATAGCTGCCGATGCCACTTCATCTTGCTCAGCCACATTGAGCGCGAGACTGACGTCGTTCTTGGAGGAAGTAAGATTACAGTCTCCACTCTCGGAAAAGCCCTGCCACCGAAAATACCTCCAATGTTCTCCGATGTAGCACTGGCGGTTCGAGACGGCAACAAGTTCTATTGGGACACGGCGAACACCCAGGCGGACCTCAAGACCCGCAATCTTCCCATCAAAGCCAACATCGCGCCAGACTTTGGCCAGATATTTAAGAAGTGGAAGGCGCGTAACGAAAGCGGAGGCCTCTGTGCCAACACCAATTGAGCAAGACTGGGACAAAGCCATCAACCCTAACGGCAAAAAGGTTGAGATGAAGATGCCGCCCTTGATGAAAAAGATGTGCAAAGTCTTTTTCTACATGGGCTGGTCCAGCGGTGCCGGCCGCATCATGGCCGCTGGCCGAAGCATCGACGAAACCACCCAGATGATGAAGATCATGGAAATCATGGACTGCATCGATCAAGACGAACGATTTCTAGGCACTAAAAAGGAGAACCTCGTTGGTCCCGAGGCTGACGACCTCACCACCATCCAGTAATCAATTTCTCTCTCAAAGGTTCTATCATGGCATTCGACGCAAACAGTTTCCTCGACACCCAGATCTCTGGCCCGACTTCCACCGAGCGTATCCTCATCGAGCCCGGTGTTTACTCCGCCTTCGTCTCGGACGTCAAGGCCGCCAACGGTTTCTCCGAGAAATCCCAAGCTCCTTGGGCCCGCTTCGATGTGGTCTTTGAACTCGAAGACGACCATCAGAAAGACCGCACAGGCCGCGCTCGTCTCATCCTCACCTACGGCATCATGCTTGAGCTGGACGAAAATGGCGACCTCGCCGAAGGCAAGGGCAAGAATGTCAAGCTCGGCAAGTTCCGCAAAGCCTTGGGCAAGAACGACGGGCCGTTCCAGCCACGTGACCTCATGCATCTCTACGCGCGAGTACAGATCGGCCACGAGATCTACAACAACGAGCCGCAAGAAAAGATCACCGCCGTCTCGGCAGCCTGATCATGTGGTTCCTTGTGGTTTGCGCAGTGGTCCTGCTAATAGCCGCCATTATAGTCACTAACATCTAAACGGAGGGAGGGGCTGACCAAGCCCCTCTAGTCTATGGATACGCAGAACGAGATAGTTTCAACAATCGACGATCTGATAAACCTGTGCTACAACAACAGTTTTTCGCATGGCTTCTGGGATCAGTACTTCGACACGCTCAACACGCTCGAAAAGTGGGGGCAGATAGGAGGCAATGATGTGCGCCAGTACATCACCGACGTCAAGCTTTCCAAAATCGCCCTGATGCACAGTGAACTCGGCGAGATGACCGAGGGCATTCGTAAGCCTTGCCCGGACACGCACTGCCCTGCGTTCTCTTCCGAAGAGATCGAGCTTGCCGACGTACTCATTCGCGCCTTTGACTACGCTGGCGCGTATCATCTCCGACTTGGCGAAGCCGTTCTCGCAAAGATGCATTACAACATCTCTCGGCCTTATAAACACGGGAAGCTGGCATGAACTCTATCGAACAACGAATGGAAGACGCGCGCGAGTGGGCGCGCAAGATCGCCAACAGCTGTAAAGACTACGGCGGCTACATCATTGAACACGACGTGGTCGAGTACCTCGCCGAGTTCAGAATGATCGCGGACTGGTATCTGTCCGACATGCGTTTGTCCCACAAAGAATCAACAGAGCTTAACGAACTTAGGGAGTTCTATCATGCCGCTAAAGCAAGGGAAGTCGAAGAAAGCAATCTCGTCGAACATCAAGACGGAGGTGAAAGCGGGCAAGCCGCAGAAGCAAGCTGTGGCGATCGCACTGTCAACTGCCCGGAAGGGAAAGAAGAAATCAAAGGCATAATCTATGTCGCCGGGCCAATGACTGGCTTGCCCGAGCACAACTTTCCTGCGTTTCACGCTGCCGCGGCAATGCTTCGCGCGCAAGGGTTCCTCGTCTACAACCCCGCCGAGATGGGCGAGATCACCGACCCCTTGCTCACCCTCATCAAGCACGATGTCTGCGCCATTCTCGAATGCACGCATATGTTCATGCTGCCAGACTGGGAAAATTCCAAGGGCGCAAAGGCTGAACGTGGGCTCGCCGACTGGATGAGCCTTATCATCTTGACTCAAGCGGACTTCCCCTCATGATACACTACTTTCCACTGGAGCAAATCCATGTCTCACCCGACCGCCAGCGCAAGCACTTCGACGGAGCCAAGATCATGGAGCTTGCTAACTCCATCCAGTCAGTCGGGCTCTTACAACCAATTGTTATTGAAATCGGCGGAGCATTGGTCGCTGGCGAACGTAGGACTCGCGCCTGCAAACATCTTGCAGCTATGGGAGTTCCAATTCGTTTTGGAGATGATACGCTGCCATATGGCAATGTCCCAGTTGTCTTCTACACTGCTAACGCACTAAAGACCTACGAGGCTCAGCTCGATGAGAACATTCGCCGGGAAGACCTATCGTGGCAAGAGCGCGCGGCCGCGACTGAATTCCTCCACGCGCTTCGTACGCGCCAGAATGCGGACCATGGTATCTCGGAGACTACGCGGGAGGGCACTGACTCTAATGTCACTCGAGTCCGCGATCAACTCATTGTGGCCAAGCATCTCGAAGACAAGGAGATCTCCTCGGCGCCGTCCGTCAAAGACGCGATGAAGATCCTCCAAAAGCGTGAAGAGAAATCTCGTCTCACTCGCCTCTCGGAGTCCGTCAATGTCAAAACTCTTTCGTCGCTTCACCGCCTGGAGTGCTGCGATTTTAGGTGTGCTTCTGTTGAAAACGGCACAATTGATGTTATACTTACCGATCCTCCCTACGGCATGGGCGCTCAGGCTTTTAAAGATGGGGGTGGAGCTGTTGAAGTAATGCACGAGTACAACGATATGGACGGCGCCGACTGGCGTACTCTAATGATAGACTTTGCTAAATGGAGCTGGCATGTTACGAAAGCGAAAGCCCATCTCTATCTCTTCTGTGATATCGATCAGTATCATTGGCTTAGAGACCTTATTGGTAGTCTTGGCTGGCGTGTACACAGAACACCTCTCGTCTATAGCAAAAGTCATGCTAGTAGTCGCCGCGTTCCTTGGCCTACTATGGGCCCTCGTCGTGGCTATGAGCTCGTCTTGTACGCGGTGAAGGGAGACCGAAGTGTTAACGCTATTGTCTCGGATGTATTCAGTGCGGACACCGATGAAAACTTGGGGCATGCTGCCCAAAAGCCTGTGGGGGCTTACACAAACCTCTTACGTAGGTCTGTGGCGGCAGGTGACGTCGTGTGCGATCCTTTCTGCGGAACAGGGACCATATTCCCTGCCGCGCAAGAGTGCAAGTGCCGTGCGATTGGGTTTGAACTAGACCCGGCCTTCCACGGAATAGCTATTGAACGATTGGAGGTGCTGAAATGAGAGTAGCTTGTGTTTCGAACTTTAACGACGAGATGTATGAGGAAAGTTTCGTCACACTTGCCATCGACGAGCGTAAGGCAATCTGCATTGCGCGGGTTCTCAACAGCGAATTCGGTGCCGCGCGTTCGTATCATTCGCTTTGCTACTACCGCGTGGTCGAAGACGATTACAAACTCTACAAATGGGAGCCGTGAAATGAAAGTCAAAACATACGACCCACAGCCACCTAACATCATCATCGACTTGACAGCTACCGAAGCTCGATGGCTGTTAGCCTTTCTGTGCGGCGGGTACGAAAGTCCCACTGATGGCAAGATTTATTTTCCTGTGTTCCCAGAGCACCGTCACTTTACGTCAGACCTGATAGCTGCTCTTAAAAAGAACGGAGTACCAGATGAAAGTCACACCTAGCATTACTACTGAACCGAAAGACTTCGGTCTCGCTGAGGTCAAGGAAGAAGGCAAGACCTATGGGCCTGTTCCCGATAGCAACAATCAATCTCCCACCGAAGAACAGAAACGTCGCCGCGCCCAGTACAATCGCCAGCACGACATTATGTCCGAGTGCTTGGAAGAACGCGAACGCCAGGAGTCAATAGGTCTTGACGAAGCCCACGACGACACTGTCCCTGTCTACGCCTGGTCCAAGTACATCAACTATCAGCTCAACCAAGCTGCCGGCGGCCGCGGTCCTTTCCGCATGCGCTATCTCAAAATCATGGCGCTTGCACTCGCTGCCATCGAGACCATCGACCGCGCGGACCCACCTGCTTTCCGAGGCTAACCTATGATAGTCCAAGGCCATCAAGTCAAACCAGTCGGCCCACCTAACGCCGAGGTGATGCTCGTCGGCGAAGCTCCAGGCGCGGAAGAAATGCAACTGGGTGCGCCCTTCATGGGTGCCAGCGGTATCGAGCTCTCGCTCATGATGGGCGAGGCAGGGATGAAACGAAGTGACTGCTATCTTACCAACGTCGCGCGCACCCGGCCGCCGGGGAACGACATTAATAACTGGATTGCTTCCACTGCCACTGAAGAAGCTACGCTCCTCGGCCGCGGTGGAATACGCTATAACGGGCGAGTCGTATCGCCGGAAGTATATGAAGGCATTCGACTTCTACGCGCGGAAGTGGAGACCGTCCGTCCTAAGCTCATCATCGCCCTCGGCAACACAGCTCTATGGGTACTCACGAGCGAATGGGGTATTGGCTCCTGGCGCGCAAGCCAACTTACAGCGACGCTTAGCGGAGATTGGCGCCCGACCTGTCTCCCCACCTACAACCCCGCAGGCGTCCTCAGACAATGGTCTCTTAGAAGAATTGTTGTCCAAGACTTCCGCCGAGCTCGAAGCATACTCACGGAAGGACTCCCTGTCGCCCACTACAACTTCTGTGTGGAGCCGACATACTCTGAAGCGTTGGCAGTACTTGACTTCCTTAAAGAAAAACTTGATCGAGCTAATGCGGAAGTGACGTTGTCTGTGGACATCGAGACCCGCAACTTCCACACGGCCTGCCTCGGCATTGCCTGGAACAAGACCGACGCGATATGCATCCCCTTCCTCGACTCTCGCCGGCCCGAGGGCTATTGGAATCTCGAAGAGGAGACCGAAATTGTCTACCGCTTATACAAAATCCTCAGTCATCCTAAAGCGGCTGTCGTTGGCCAGAATTTCATGTATGACATCCAGTACATCTACCGTTATATGCATTTCGTCCCGAGAGTGGTCCGAGATACAATGCTCTATCAACACGTCTGCTTTCCCGGAGTACCTAAGTCGTTGGACTTTCTTGCCTCTATGTATTGCGAGTCCTATAGGTACTGGAAAGACGATGGTAAGACGTGGTCGGCTTCAATGGACGAGCGAGTCCTGTGGCGTTACAACTGTGAAGATTGTGTGCGTACCTTGGAGTGCGATGAAGCTCTCCAAGGGGTGGCTAAGGCGCTTAAGCTAACCGAGCAGGTTTCATTCCAGATGCGTCTGTGGCCGGCTGTGCTCCGCATGATGAATCGTGGTATGCGAGTCGACGATGAAATGCGCCAGCAGCTCGAGAAAGACATGGATGCTCACGCGGCATCATTGCTCGCCGACATAAACTTCGTCGTTGGCCACACTCTAAACCCCAAGTCTCCCAAACAAATGAAGGAGTTTTTCTATGGAGAACTACAGCTCCCCCCTGTATACAAACGAGGCAAACAAACAAAGCCTGGCAAAATTCGACAACCTTCTTGCGATGATGAATGCCTTCAAAAGATTAGACAGAGAGAGCCAATCGTTGGCCCTCTCATTGATCTTATCACTGAGTTCAGATCGGTATCAGTCTATGCTTCAACATTCTTACGCGATGTTCGTGACGTTGATGGGCGGCTCCGATGCTCTATTAACATCGCCGGAGCTGTCACTTTTCGTTTCTCGACTTCGGAGAACGCTTTTGGAAGCGGAATGAACATGCAGAACTTACCGGGCAAAGAGAACAAAACCAACGCGGAGAGGGATAAGGAAAATGCTGCCAAATATACGCAAAATGCTAGTGCCTGATCCAGGCAAGACAATCTTTGATCTAGACCTTGAGTCTGCCGACCTACGCACAGTCGCGTGGGAGTCCGACTGCGCCTTCCTCAAAGCCTGTTTCAAGACCGGCCGCAAACCCTATGTCGAAATGGGCAAGGAGTATTTCAATGACCCAGGATTCAACAAAACCGTCGAGCCCGCGTACACCCAGTTCAAATCCCTCTGCCACGGCACCAACTACCTGGGTAAGGCTGAAAACATATCCGGCCGAATCGGGCTTGATGTGTCTCGATGTATCCGTGTACAACAATGGTATCTTGCGAAGTGTCCGGAAGTTTCCGAATGGCACAAGCGAATCACTCGACAAATGGATACTACAGCAACTGTGGCCAATGCTTTTGGATACAGACGTAAGTTCTTTGATCGGATTGAAGGGACTATATACAATGAAGCAGTGGCTTGGATTGGACAGTCAACAACTAGTATCATCATTAACAAAGGACTCGTCGCAATAGACGAGTGGGAGGAGAAAAACCATGGCGAGCTCGAGCTCCTCATGCAAGTGCATGATTCTCTTATCGGACAGTTTCCCACGGAGCGAAAGGATTATTTTTTACGATTGGTTAGAGACTTGTGCACAATCACAGTGCCCTATGCTGACCCAATGGTCATGCCAGTGGGAATCAAGACTTCAGAGACTTCTTGGGGAGACTGCGCATGACCTCCCCTAACTGGGTCCAAACCTACCTCGCGCGCAAGTGCATATGCGAGCACTTCGCCGAGCCCCCCAACTACACCGCCTCCGTTCACGAGTTTCTCGTCGATATCTCCGGCCGGGGAGTCCAGGCCACCAAGGACGCAGCCATTGCCGAGCTCGCAAAACAAATTTGCCACGCGCGTAATATCTGGTTCCGCGTTCCCCCTGCCACTACCTGTCTCAACGGCATGACTTCCATTCGCATGAGGGGGAAAGCCTGGTGAGCCGAATCTTCCCCGATTGGATTGAGGCCTTCGAAAAATATACTCAATTCGGAGAAGCCCCAAACAAGATGTACCGGTGGTGTGCGGTGTCGGCTCTCGCCGGCGCCATACGCCGTAAATGCTGGCTCGACCAAGTCTACTTCAAATGGTACTGTAATGAATACATTATCCTTGTGGCTCCTCCCGGGATCGTCTCCAAGTCGACTACCGTTGAAATTGCAATGTCACTCTTGCGACGCGTGGACGGTATTCGATTCGGACCTGACGTCATCACTTGGCAGGCTCTCGTTAAATCCTTTGCGGGAGCAGGTGAGAAATTTACATTGCCGGATGGCACCGAGCTCGACATGTCCCCGCTCACAATCGCATCGAGCGAGTTTGGCAATCTCATGGCTCCCGGAGACAGAGAGATGGTTGATTTGCTTGTCTCGCTCTGGGATGGAAGAGAGGGAGTCTTCAGAAAAGAAACCAAAGGATCAGGAAACGACGAGGTCTTAAATCCATGGATCAACATGATAGCCTGTACCACCCCCGCGTGGATCAGTGGAAACTTTCCCGAGTATATGATCGGGGGAGGCTTTATGTCGAGGTGTATTTTTGTCTATGCGGAGGAGAAGCGGAACTATGTCGCATACCCGGGCATTGCTGTAGCTGGCATGGATATAGCGCAAATGGAGGCGGACCTTATCTCGGACTTAATGGAGATAGCTGCGCTGTCCGGCGAGTTTGGCATGAGTCAGGAGGCAGTGGACTGGGGCACGGAGTGGTACCATCGCCACTTTGCCTCGAAGGGGAATGGGCTGCTGGAGGATTCTCGTTTCGGTGGGTACGTGGCGCGGAAACAGACCCACATACACAAGCTCGCTATGATACTTTCCGCATCACGCTCGGAGGACTTGCTGATTACGAGGCAGGACTTAGAGAGGGCCGAGAACGAGTTGACGCAATTAGAAAGCGATCTGCCGAAAGTTTTCGATCGAGTAGGGAAAAGCCAGGATTCAATCCAGGCGGATCGACTGATTGAACTAGTGAAGGCCAGTGGAGAGATAAAAATCACGGCGGCTTACGCGGCAATGCACAGCGCCGTGCCTAACTTTGACGAGTTTGATTCCTTGATGACAGGCCTGATCCAAGCCGGCATGCTAGTCCGGCGCCAAGTCGGGCCCCACCTCATGCTCAGCATCCCTCCGCGATGATGAACAACCTCTTCATCCACCCGTTCTTATCATGAGGCCAACCTGGAAGGCCCATGTAATGATTAGCCCTGGCGACCAGGTACACTTCTGGCTCCGCTAGGGCAATCGCGGCATTGGCAGTCTCAGGCCCTAGCGCGCCGTCTTCCGCCACTCCACACACCCGTTGCAGCAACTTCACAGCCTCATCAACCCCGTGATTAATCGCGCCATCGAGCAACCACAAGTCCAACTGACCAGCGAGAGCGCTAGCCCCACTAGGAGCCCAGTAATCGCTATAGTAAATCGCCGCGGCTTGATCAAAGGTGAGACCAGCAATGTCAAGGTTGGGGTACGACGCTTTGCTGATACCGTACTTTGTCTCACCGCCTGGATCCTGTGGGTCATTTACATACCCCCCTTCGATTCGGTTAATAATCAAGGTGATACACGCAAGAAACCTAGCATTCATTTCGTCTGCCATCCCAGTATATCCTTTGCAAACTCCAGCAGTGTTATCAGAACAGTGATAATACCGAAGCCCCATACGACAAACTTCCTCCAGAGCTTCAGTTCCTTCACCACCTCGTTGGTCTCTCTCGCGTCCGCGCGGATCTGCTTGCACAGACTCAATATTGCCCGCACCATCACGCCTACTTCTTTTTCTTCTTCTGGACGCATGTCAGCCTCCATTATTGGCCCGTCTGTCCGTTCACGTGCAAATAGACGCCGCTTGTAACACTCGAGCTTGCTGCTATGATCTCCCCCGTGTTCAACACCCATAGGCCGTTAAGTATAAGCGTCGTATTGGCCGGTATGCCCTCGTTGAGAAAACCAATCCCTCCAGGTATGTCTATGATAACTGTAGAGGGCGTACCGGTGAAGTTAGCTATGGTGAAAGTCTTGATGATAGCCTGTGTGGAAGCCGGCACGGTGTAGTAAGTGGTAAATGTAGCCGTAGTGATCTGCGCGGCAACAAGCCTTGCGTATTGATAAGTAGAAAAAGCCATAGTCCCCTCGCTGGTGAAAGGCGTGGCTCTCCCACGCCGTGGTTATCAGGTCCCAGAATGTTCCACACCCGACGCGTTAGACACTGTCCCGCCCGCAGGCGCGGCAGGTGCTACCTCCCCTGCAATGGTCGCGGGCGTAGGAGCTGCTGCGGCCAACTGTGCTCCCAGCTTTTGCCACAGCACAGCGACCAACTGCGCCGCGCTAGTCACACCAGAGCTTTCCAAAGTCGGCACAGCCGCGGCTAACTGAGCCACAACTGCCGCGCCTTTCACCGGTCCGGACAGTGGGTTCAACCAAGCTTGCGGGTTGGTTTGAATATCGGTCAAGGTAGCAGACACTACAGCGTTGACCGCCGCGAATGCTTCATTACCAAGCAGCGCACCGAATTGCTCAAAAATATCAGCCATGATTTCTTCCTCAGTTATTCGAAGTGGGTGGAAAAGGATACACCGGTTTGGGCTGGCTATTGGTACCTAGCAGATGGCTGGCCAGCCCGACCAACACCATCTTCACAAACTCGACTATGCCAGTGTTGTCTGGCGTATGTGATATGGCGAAGTAGATCCAGACACCCGCGCACAGCCCAACACCAGCGAACTTCGCATACATTGGGGCATTATTCACTGTCTGCACCGGAACAGGAACGAGGGTCATGGTTAAACTCCGTCGGGTTTACGCCACGGTAAAGTGGCGGTTTAAAACACTCTCACAATCGAAACATATGTGCCGGCAGCGTTAGCTCCCAGCGTCCGCGCGACACCACTGGTCTGCTCTACTTGGATGGTTAGTATCTCTCCAACCGCCAATGACACTACACCGGCGACAGCGGCCGCGTGGTTAGACGAACCCGTTGCGGCCTCGCCCACAATGCCTGTGATCACCGGGCTTCCTGCAGGGCATATGCTGAGTTCGGTGAACTGCCCTACCACGCCTGCACTGGCGGCGAACAGAACTCCGGCTGAGACTAAGTAATACCCAGTCACTGGCGCGGTGAACACCCCCGACGTCGCGTTGAAGTTCGCACCCAGGTTATCATACGCCGCGGTCCAGTGGGTGATACCAGTCGGCGTCGAAGTGGCTATACTTTGCAGCGAGCCGTTGGTGTAAAGCAACGCGTCATTGCCTGTCGTATGTGTCGCGCCAGTGACAGTAAGATTCCCCACAATCCCCACATTGCCTACGATAGACTGTGACCCAGTAGTCGTAGTTCCGTCTACAGTAAGATTCCCATCCACCGTCTCATTGCCTGTTACAGTCAAGTTGTAGGGAATAGTAACTGTCACTCCGTCATTGGTAAACCCTTTCAGCAGCTTCCACAACAGTCCTAACCAATCCCGCATCTGCTGCCACATCGGGGAACTGATATACGCAGCGGTCTTATCTGCGTTCTTCGGCTTTGCTTCAGCCGCAACCGGAGCCGGTGGCAGGGGCTTAGCCATTTACCCACTCCTCGCAATAGCCTTTCTTCTGCAACGCGGCTATGGTATCAGCCAGCTTATGACCGATGTCGTTACGGTAGAGGGGAGAGTTCGGTATACGAATATTCTTTGTCCGCTCGAAGGCTCGATCACAAGCTTGCATAACGGTATGTCCCCTGTCGACAACACATGCCACGTAGCAGCCGGCTGTGACGAACACGTCTTGTTCTTTAAGCCTGTCTCCGACGAGACACTTTCCCGCGCGGACTTGTCCGAGATGCACATGATCCATGTCCTCTTGCGTGATGTTCAGCAACGGATAGCCTTCGCACAGATCCGGCTCCGCGAAACTTTCATACGGAAATGGTTTGATCCCCATCACCACTCCACACGTATGATCTCTACGAACTTTTAATGAATCTTTCCCATGCACCAGGTCTGCAAAGAACTCCACCATAGGTTGTTTGTGAAGGTGCGTCTGCATAAATGTAATAGGCCAGCCAAGTCGGGCCGTGCACTCTGACGGATGAAGTGGGCCGTGCTTTGGTACGAGCAGACCCATGGCGAAATTCCCAACAAACTTTAACGCATGGAGGGTGTCCGTGAGTGGGAGCAGAAATTCTTGCGCTAACTTTGAGTCGTCTACATACTTGCATACATTTCCCATTTCGCCAGTGTTAGGCCCGATGCCGCCAGGCATGAGCTTCTTGTGTTCGAAGTCTTCTTCCCAGACGCCGCACCAGCCGCCAGGGCCGAACCAGCCACTGACACCGACTTCGCCAATCAGATCGAGCTTTTCCTGCAGAATGAACGGATAGTTCTTGCCTTGCTTCTTCCACTTCTCCATCATGAAGATCATATCGTCGGGGCCAGACGAGACGTAGCTGGTGGACTTGTCCGCATGGTCATGCAACGGCTTGCTGACGTAAGTACCCTTGGTCTTCTTCACGTGAGCAATGCCATCGTCGAGGCTGGTGAAAGACTGATACGGCAAACAATCCATCTCCGCACGCTCAAAACAATCCATGCCGCACTCGCGATCAATCTCCAGCTGTGCCGCGTCCCAGTTCGTGCCAAGTATCGGATAGCCTTTGGCAAAGTAAGCATCCAGCTTCCGCATATACTTCCCCACACCAGTCATCACAATCAGGTCCGCCCAATCCATGTGAGCCTCCCAATCGTTCACCCGCATGACCAAGCCCTTGCCGATGTTGTCACACTTCTGTGGGCTAATAAATACCTTGCACTGATGGCCGGCCCACTGGCTCCGCACGGCCATATCCACACAGACCCCATCCACATCTATAAACAGAACTTTCATTGTGCCTCCTTCGCTTTGCGCCTTTGGTCTCGCGCGATAGCTTTGTCTCTTCGTATCACCTCTTCCTTGCTAGGCAGGTTAATCCCGACTTGCGCAGCTGCGACTTCCCCTGCACCTTTGCGCCCGGACACTACGCTCTCAGCAATACCCAGTGGCGGAATCTGCTCGCCAATATACCTCGCAGGGTTCTTTGATATCGGCTGGCCCGAGAAAGAATCTTTGCCCGAGAACAACTCCGCTGGTATACGCAACGCGGGGCTTAGGCTCAATGTCGAACTCATCAGTTGCGAGTACCCACTTTGCCCGGTGCTGAACTTGTAGATAGCCTGCGGCACCGAGTTCGCGCCAAACCGCCGCACACTCGCTGCGTCATTGCCCGTCACCGCGCGGATAGCATGGTCCATAGCTGGATATATCACCGCACTAGACACAGCCAGCATAGCCATCTGATCCAATGCATGTGCACGATCCGCAATGCTTGAGTCCCGCCCGATCAAGTCCTTCACCATATTCCCATACGAAGCCAGCCTACCGTAGTCATACCGCGCGAAGGTCGGCACTGTCTGCATCACTTGCGACAACGCCCTCGAGCCGGCGATTTCACTAGGCAGTCGATAGTTCGGTATATGCTTTTCCACCGACTTGATAGCCTCCTCCATTGACTCTCCGCCGGCCATGTGAGTTCGATAAGCATGCATCATGATCACGTCGTTCCAGGACCAGAGCGACTTCGCACTGTGGGCATAGATGGCCTTGACCATCGCCGCGGGATTGGCGTAGCCCCAAGCCTTGGCTACGTTCGTCATCTCAGGCGCCGTCCCCAGTTCCTTCGCCATGTTCTCAGCAAAGTTCCGCGTAGCCAGCGCTGGGTACATCAGTCCCGCGCCGGACTTGATTGCTGCACGGTACTCAGGCGACATAGTCATCACATCGTTGTGGGCTGCTATCGCAGTCTTGATAGTGCTTGGCAGATCGACTGTCAGAGCCTTCAAGTTTCCCACCAGCCCACCTTCGATCATCTTATGATCCAGCACATTCATTACGTGTGGCAGTGGGTTCCAGAACAGTGATCCGACTGTGGCTCTTGCCACATTGTTGAGCACCGCGAAGCCACCGGTGTGGGCCGGACCCGAGAAGTCGTCGAGTACATCAGCAACCTTCGTATCGAACTTATATCCTTTGAGCTGAGGAATGTTAACTTCTCTAAACCCATTCGGCGCTGTGCCGGTAGGGGAGACTGTGACAGACTTAAACTCAGGCGAGTGTTTGAGCTGTTCGAGAAACGACGCATTGTGCAAAGCCTCATTCAAGTTAATATTCCCTTGGATCGCGCTGACCAGCGGATCATGGTAATAACGCAACGGTGTGTTCGCCTCAATCGCTTTAGTCGTACTATCCGTCAGCGCATACTTATTCCCCATGAACGTAACTGACTTATCCTGCAAGTCCGTAGCCGAAAGTTTCCCACTGCCTGTGACCTTACCGCCTTGATATACTTGAAACGAATTATTGTTCTTTGACTGCACGATATGTCCAGTCTCTGTGCCAGAGTCATCGACCATGCCAAAGACTTTTC